ATGATGCGCAACGTCATCGCCCTGATCCTGTTGGTGCTGTTCGGCGTGCTGGTGACGGCCGCGCCGCTGCTCATCCCGCAATCGATCTGCGACGGGGGGTGCCCGTGACCGCACCCGCATTCCCTTCTCGCCGCCAGCGCCGCGCCGCCAAACTGGAGCGTCCCTATCCCGGGACCGGAAAATGCTGCCCGAAATGCCGCAGCGGTCGGGTCATGGTTTTCGACACGACCAATTATTCCGAACTCAGATTTTATGGCCAACAGATCGCCACATGCGCGGACTGCCGGACCGCGTGGGAGCCGGTCGACGATTCGCTGGTCTGGGACCGGTCCGACCCGTGCGCTTCGTTGAGCCAGCCTTGCGACAATTGCGCGTTCCGGCCCGGGTCGCCCGAACAGGCCGATGTCCCGAAGTGGAAAGAGATGATCGCCGCCCTGCGCGCGGGCGCGGCCTTCCACTGCCACAAGGGCGTGCCGATCGCGCCGGGTAGCGAGCACGGCTTTGCCTACCCGCTCGATGCCGACGGCAAGCACGCCAAATCCAAGCTCCGCCTCTGCCGCGGCTACCTCAACGCGCTCGGCAAATGGTGGGGCGCGGCCGAACCCGATCAGTCATCACCGCCCAGCGTACCCGGGCCAACCGGAGAAAACGCTTGAAGCATCCCATTCCCTCAAAGGCCCTGGACGATCGCCTTGGCTTCATCGGAACTTCCGGTTCCGGAAAAACCTACAATGCCGGGACGGCGGTGGAGATCCTGCTGGCCGGCCACAAGGCCCGCACGGTGATCATCGACCCGCTGGGCGTTTGGTGGGGCCTCCGGCTGCTCGCCGACGGCAAGAAGCCTTCCGGCTTCAACGTCGTGATCTTCGGCGGCGACCATGCCGACCTGCCGCTGAACGAACAGGCCGGCGCCCTGATCGGCGAGACGGCCGCCACCATGGCGGAAAGCTGCATCATCGACCTGTCGAAGATGCCAAGCCGATCCGCGGAACGCCGGTTCATGGTCGCCTTTCTGGAGACCATCTATCGCAAGGCCGGCGGCGAGCCGTTCCACCTGATCGTTGACGAGGCCGACCTGTTCGCGCCGCAGAAGCCGCAAGCCGGTGACGAGGTCCTGCTGGGCCACATGGAAAACATCGTCCGCCGCGGTCGCGTGCGCGGCTTTATCCCGTGGCTGATCAGCCAGCGGCCGGCGGTGCTCAACAAGAACGTCTTGAGCCAGGTGGACGGCCTGCTGGCGTTCAAGCTGACGGCCTCGCAAGACCGGGACGCGCTGGATGCATGGATCGAGGGCCAGGCCGACAAGGCTCAAGGCAAGGAGATCAAAGACAGCCTGCCGACGTTCCAAGTCGGCGAAGGCATCGTCTGGTTGCCCAGCCACGGAATCCTCGAGCGGCGGCCGTTCCCGAAGAAGATTACCTTCGACAGCTCGAAGAAGCCGAAGCGCGGCGAGAAGCTGCAGAGCCGCAAATTGAAGCCGCTCGACGTCGGGAAGCTCAAGGATCGTATCGCGGCCGTCGTCGAACAGGAGAAGGCGAACAACGTCCCGATGCTGCGCAAGCGGATCGCCGAACTCGAGGCCGCGGCGAAGAAGGCGCCGGCGCCTGCCCCGATCGACAAGTCCGCCGAAAAGAAAGCGATCGATGATCGCATCCAGAAGGCCGCCACGCGTGGCAAGATCGACGGCTACGGCGAAGCGATGAAGGATATCGCGGGCATCTTCCGCGATCTCGCGCCGACCATGGCGAAGCTCCTGCCGCTGGTGACGTCGATCGAGGAAAGCGGCAAGCGGATTGAAGGTTGGGCCACGCGGACCAAAGAGAAGCAGGCGGAGCTTGCAAAGCAGGTTCCGGCCGCGGCTGCCGACCCGAATCCTATGCCCGCGCCGCGCGCGCCGATCCCGCGACCGCCCGCGCCGCCCCGACCTTCCGGCACCACCAATGATGAAGCGGTCGGCAATTCCGAACAGCGCATCCTTGACGCTATCCGGTGGTGGAACGTGCTCGGCATCGCCGCGCCCAGCCATCCGCAGACAGCGTTCATTGCCGGTTACTCGCACAAGTCCGGAACGTGGGCGAACTACCTTAGCCGCCTACGGACAAAGGGGCTGATCGAAGGACGCGGCGACCTGGTGCTGACGGCCGAAGGCGCCGCGCTTGCTACCGAACCGGACATGATGCCTACGGTCGCAGACCTGCACGCTGCCGTGCTCGGCAAGATTGACAAGCCGATGCAGAAAATCCTGACGCCGCTGCTCAACTCCTATCCGAACAGCATGAGCCAGTCCGCCGTGGCGGAAGTTGCTGGCTACAGCCATTCGTCGGGAACGTGGGCCAATTATCTCAGCCGCCTTCGCACGCTCGATCTCATTGCTGGTCGCGGTGAGCTGAAGGCCGAACCTTGGCTGTTCGCAGCATGAGCACGATCCCCACACAGACGAAGGCCGCCGCGGTGACCATGACGTTCACCGTCAGCTTGAACCTACCAGCCAATCCAAATCTGGCCACGCTCGAAACGATGCGGACCACGGCCGCCGAAGCAAAAGCAACGCTCGCCAAGCTGGGCGGCACGGTCACCGGTCACGTCATCATCGGCAAACAGAAGTTCGAACTCTAAGGGGGAATTTAAAGTGGGGGAAATTATCGTCGATTGCTTCGCCGGTGGTGGCGGGGTTTCAACCGGCATTGAAATGGCGCTGGGCCGGTCGCCCGATATCGCGATCAACCATGACGCGGTCGCTATCGCCATGCACAAGGCGAACCATCCGAAAACGCATCACCTGAATTCCAACATCTTCAAGGTGGTGCCGTCGGAGGCCTGCGCGGGGCGTTCGATCGGGATGTTGTGGCTTTCGCCCGACTGCAAGCACTTCTCGCGCGCGAAGGGTGCCAAGCCCGTCGAGAAGCGCATTCGCGGGCTCGCATGGGTCGCCCTGCATTGGGCGCAGCTACCGGCTTGGCAACGGCCGCGCGTGATCTTCCTCGAGAACGTGCCCGAATTTCTGACGTGGGGACCGCTGCTGGCGAACGGCCGTCCCGATCCCGAGCGCAAGGGCGAGGAATTCGCTAAGTTCGTGCGGGCGTTGAAGCGTCGCGGATACAGCAAGATCGAATGGCGGGTTATCGTCATGTGCGATCACGGCGACCCCACAATTCGAAAACGGCTGCAGATCATCGCGCGCTGCGATGACGAGCCGATCGTTTGGCCGGAGCCCTCGCACGGCAACCCGAAATCCGAAGCCGTGAAATCTGGCGCGTTGCCCGCCTGGCGCACCGCGGCCGAAGACGTCATTGATTGGTCGATCGATTGCCCTTCCATCTTCCTTTCCAAAAAGGAGGTGAAGCAGCTCTATGCCGAACGAGGAATCCGCGTGCAGCGGCCGTTGCGGCCCAAAACCATGGCGCGGATTTTCAAAGGCTTGGTCCGGTTCGTGATCGAGGCACCCGACCCGTTCATCATCCCGGTGACCCATTCCGGCGATTTGCGGTCGCACACCGCCCGCGAACCGGTCCGGACGCAGACCGGCGCAAAGCGGGGTGAGCACGCGGTGGTAGTCCCCTATCTGGCTCAAACCGCCCACGGCGACGTCGACAGCAAGGGCAAAAGGCGAGGTCAAGGCCAGCACACGGCGAAGGCGCCGCTGCACGCGCTCACAGCTTCGAACGATATGGCGATCGTCGCGCCGTTCGTCACCAAATTCAACGGCGGTGCCACCGGGCACCCGGCACCCGAACCACTGCATACCGTCACGGCGCACGCATCGGAGACCCATGGCGGCGGAGCGTCCCCGTTGGGCCTTGTAGCTGCGACGCTGGTTGGCTGTGGCGGCAGGGCCGGCCAAAGCCCTCCCCGATCGGCGAAGGCGCCCACGGGAACGCAGACGGCCAAGCCGGATGCCTGCCTTGTGGCGGCGCACCTATCGGTGATGCGCAATTCGGAGAAACCTTTCAACGGCGCCGATCAGCCAACGCACACCCTCATGGCCGAGGGCGCGCATCCGGCGCTCGTCGCGGCCTTTCTGGCCCAGCACAATTATGAGGAACCGGGACACGATGCCCGCGAACCCGCTTCGACCGTCGTCAGCAAGGTCGGGCCTCAGGCCGTCGTCTCCGCCGGCCTCTTGAACCTGAAGGGCAGCGAACGCCGCGGCGGACCCATCACCGCGCCGACGCCCGCGGTAACTGCCCAAGGCGGCCACCTGGCTGAAGTACGGGCCTTCCTGATCAAGTTCTACAAGACCGGAGGTCAGCACCAGGACGCCCGGGATCCGCTGCACACGCTCACCGCCAAGGCCCGGATGGGCGTCGTGACGGTCCATGGCGAGGATTACCAGATCGTCGATATCGGAATGCGGATGCTGACGGCCCGCGAGCGGTTCAACGCGCATTCGTTCCCGGCCGATTACAAGATCGACATTCTGGTGCCGCGCACGGTCAAGGGCAAAACCGTGATGAAGCCGATCACGGCCGAAGAACAGGGCCGCATGGTGGGGAACTCGGTGCCGTGCCGCTTCGTCAAAGCCGTTGTCGCGGCCAACTATCGGCCGCGCGAGGCGGTCGATCGCAAGCCGCCGCGGTCGTCGGAGGAATTCGCGCTCGAGGCCGCGGAATGATCGGGCTGCGATGAAAATGAAATCTATGGAGACTGACCATGGCTAAAGCAGCGAACCAATTCCCGGGCTCAATGACCGTCGTCGACATGAAGACGGGCAAGGAAGAACACAAGCCGATGGCTTGGAAGGTTCTCCCGCCGCCAAAGGACTGTTGCCAGATTTGCGCGGTGAAGCACGAACCGGAAGCGCCGCACAACGCGCAATCTCTCTACTACCAGACGACATTCAATGGGATATTGGGACGCTCCCCGACTTGGGCGGATGCGATGGCTCATTGTGCGGAGCCGGTGAAGAAAGCCTGGGAGAAGGAATTGCGGCGGATCAATCATTGGTCGGAACCGCCGGCCGGCGAAGCGCCGGTGAAGCATCACGGGATTGAGTAACTGGAGCCACTTGCGCCTCCGTCCGTCGCTCCATACCTACGGAGTGTCGAATCGCCTACAGGTAAGCAATGGCAAAGATCACAGTCTTTCGCGCCAAATCTTGGGACGTCGCCAACGACGCGCCGCAGACGTCCCGGCGATGGTTCACGCGCGAAGGCGCTGAGGCATGGAATTTGGTAGTGATCGAAGGTTCGGCCATTGAGATCGACGATAGCTCGCTTGAGCCCGGCGAGCAGTGGACGCGACGCGGCTTCGATCCTGACGCGACGTCTGGGCTTCAAACCCAAGTCCGGTAGGATTAGTCCGGCACAAACCCCACATATGGCGTGATTTGCCTTAGCGCCCTGCCCGCGCTTTGATAGGTCATGCCTTTCCGCTTCCGCACCATCCTGACCGGCCGCGACGTGCCGAAGATCGAGCAGCCGCCGAAGCCGCAGCCGTCGACCATCAACGAAAAGACGCTGGCGGACTTCACCCGCGTCGTCGAGCAGACAGGCATCCTCAAGCCGCCTGACGACCGCGATGCCTGAGCTTACCCGCCGCCGCGAAACTGGCAGGCACCAAGAGTGCTGGCATATCTATTACGGCGATATCCGCGTCGGCACCATCGGCGAGCGTGCCGGCGTGCCCGTTGACCTTGATCAGTGGGGCTGGGCTTGCGGTTTTTATCCGCTCTCGCATCACGGCCGTCACTTCGAAGGTACCGCGAAAACGTTCAAGATTGCCCGCCGCCACTTCGAGATCGCGTGGAAGGCATATCTTCCGACGTGCACGGAAGAAGATTTTCGCGAGTATCGCCGGCAGCGCGATTGGACCGCTTGGAAGTATCGAATGTTCGATACCGGATGCCTGCTGCCGACACAGAACACGTCTGGCCGCTCGCGATGCTTTTGCGGAGCCGAGATCGACGTTGCCAGCACGGGGCGGCATGTTTATGAGGCGCATGCGTCCGAAGGAATCGCCGCATGAAGTTTGCCACCGATCGCCCCTACGCCGACCCCGAAAAAGCCGCGCGCCGCCTGATGGAACACGCGCAAGCTTTTGAGCCCATCCAGGAGGGCCGGATCTACATTGAGACGATCAACGGGCCCATGCTATTCGGCGACAAGGCCACGCCGGCGGAATACAGCGCCGGCCTCAACTATGCGATCCAGAAGGATTGGCTGGAGCTGCATGAGAGCGGCACGTTTGTGACAATGAAGCCCGCGGGCGCCGATCTCTTTTCCTAGCGCTCGAGTCTTGCCGCCGCTCGGCTTCCTGCACGATTTCTTTCAAGCGCGTGTATTCCAGATAGCGCCCGGCAAGATCGAGGTTGGGCTCGTTGGAAGGTGTTGCGGTCGTGGTTCGTCGTTTGGACATGGAACGCTACCTCCCCATCCGGGCACCTTAGCCTTTGCCGTTTTTGCCCGTCGATTGGCTCTTTGACACAGGAACCAAAAGATCGACTTCGAAACGTTGCGTAGGCTCACTTGTTCCTAGACGCCTCTATCATGGCAAGTTCGACCTGATCGGCGAGCGTGGCGAGGTGTGTAGCAATTCTGTCAAACACTTCTCGTTTCTTTGGATCGGTGGCGAGGTCGCAGATAAGCCTAGCCTCAACCGCGTCGGCCCGGAGCTTTTCGAGAGACGCTTGATAGTCCTTCACGGGGCGCCTTTACTTATTTTTCCCACAGTAGGTTAGAAGCAAGTCGCTTAGCAAATTTAAAATCGGCACCAAGCCTCGCCACAGGTCACACCTTTCCTAGTGGTCACAGGCATGCCCGACCCTCAACATCTAGCAAATTCGACAGTGCGGGCGTCGCGCACTTTGATGCCTCCCTATGTTCGCCGCCCGAATAATCTATCCGGCGGTGTCCGGCCGCGATCGCAGCCACTGCGGCGCCCGGGGCGGCGCGATAGGTGCGCGGAACGATTCGGGCGGCGGAGGCTTGAATCGCGGTTCTGTTGCGTGGAGTTTGTGATGAGTGGAAAATGGACGCCCTCGCTCGTACCCAGCGGCGACGATCAAACGGTCTATCTGGTCGCCGATGATTTCGGCAAGAACGGCAGCGCCTGGCGGGAAACCGATTGCGAGACTGCCGACCTAGAGACCGTCATTCAGGACCTGCTTACCGGCCAATATCATAACCCGATCCGCGTCATCGCCTTTAACACCGCAGAGCGTTGGTCCGAAGACGTCTCCGAAGACGTTGCCCGTGAGCTGCGGAGGCGCTGCGACCTGCAGATGCGCGACATTCCCTCGGGCCTGCAGGATTTCACCGACCGCTACGAAGGCCGTTACCACGACGTCCAGCTCCCGCTGCCCATCCGCTTGGTTTGAACTGATGCTGACCGACCGGCAAATAGCGGTTCTACGCGACATCGGGCCCGCTTCGTCCTTCGACGACGCGAAGAAGGCGGAGGTCATAGACCTGATTGCACGTGGATACCTCGAGAAAGACGGCGATCTGTTCAAACTCACAGCCATGGGTTTGAAGGAACTACTGGACCGGCGGGCTTGATATGGCCCCGCGCAAGAAACCGGCGGCGATCGGCACCAAGGCGCCCTTCCCCGGATTCATCGAGCCGGCGCTGGCCACCGCGATCGACAGCGTGCCCAACGGCGAACGCTGGATCCACGAGATCAAGTTCGACGGCTACCGCGTCCAGACCCATCTCGCCAACGAGGCGATCAAGGTCTACACGCGCCGCGGCAATGACTGGACGAAACGTTTCCGCAAGATCGCTGACGACGCCTGGCACATCAGCGCGGGCTCCGCGATCATCGATGGCGAGGTGGTGGTCCCCGCGGCCGATGGCACCACGGATTTTTCAGTCCTGCAGAATGAATTGAAGGGCAAGTCTACCCGCATCGTGATGGTGGCGTTCGACCTGCTTTATCTCAACGGTTACGATCTTCGGAAACTGCCGCTGGTCGAGCGCAAAGCGCATCTCAAAAAGCTGATCGCCGGCACGAATATCCAATTCAGCGAGAGCTTCGAGGGCGACGGTCGCGAGATATTCAAGCACGCCGCCAAGGTCGGGCTGGAGGGCATCGTCTCCAAGGTCCGCGATAGCATCTACGCTTCCGGCCGGGGTAACAACTGGGTCAAGAAAACGAGCGCCCAGCGCGAGACGCTGACGATCGCCGGCTTTGCACTCGACGGCAAGGATTGGGACGGCATCTATCTCGGCCGGCGCAAGGGCGGCGACCTGGTTTATGCCGGCAAGGTCGACCACGGCTTCGACAAAGCGTCCACAGCGGAACTGCGCCGGCGTCTGACGCCCCTGATCCGCCCAACGCAGCCCTATGCAAAACGCATCGCCCATAAGGGGATCTGGGTTGAACCCAAACTGATGGCTGAAATCGAATATCGGGCGAAGTCGGCCGAAGGCAAGGTGCGACACCCGTTCTTCAAAGGCTTGCGGGAAGATCTGTGACCCCGAAACGCAAAAAGCTCCGGCGGGCCCGATTCCTCGAGCCCGCCGGAGCGTGATGTTCTGTAAATTCTAAGGTGATGGAATTCGGAGGCGTTCCCGTTCCGCGTAGACGTCGCGCAGCGCGTCGTCGATCTCATCCAGCCGCTGGCGCAGCAACTGCCGCGTTTGCAGGTCGGGCGCGTCCTTTAGCTGCTGTTCCCGGTTGAACTTGTCGTTCCGGAGCGTGTCCCGCCGTACCTGGTTGATCTGCAGGCGGGTTTCCATGGCCTCCCGCTGCAGGTTGCCGATGCGCGCCGTGGTGACGATCAGGGCGGCGTCGGTCTCCCGCTTGGCCACGTCCTTGGCATATCCCCGCGTCGCCGGCGCATAGTCCGAATAGGCCGCGAGCGCGCCGGCGCCCGCGACCAGTGCGGTGATGATTCCGACGATCAGCCGGACTTTCTTGCTGAGGCTGGCGAGCGTGACGGGCATGGTTCAGCGCTTGATGATCCGGGCGATGTTCTCGAACCCGCGCTTCGCGAAATAGAAGCTGACGACCAGGTTGGCGGTGACCGCGGCAAAGCCGGCCAAGGGATCGGTGGTGCCGAGCCCCAAAACCTTGTCCCAGATCAGCAGCTTTCCGAAGTAGGCGGCGACGAAATAGCCCATCAGTTTGTCAGGCTCATACCAGTGCCCGATCTCCGCCGTCCGGTACGCCATGATCGCGTTGGTTTCGGAGACCTGCGCGGCGATTTCCTTGCCCGCAAGATCGGCGGCGATCGCCTTGTCATCCGTCGTCGCCTTCAGATGCGCGTTGTACGCATCCAGCAGCCCCTTGATGACGGGGCCGCCCAGAAAGCCGATGATGATATTCCACATGGGATCAGCCCTTCGGTGGCGCTTGCACCAACTGCTTGAACTTCGCGATCGTGGCGATGATGCCGACGGTCAGTATCCACCGCCCGATCCATTTGGCATCGGTGACGACGGTAGAAATCTGCTGGGTCAGGTTCGGATCGCCCAGCGTCGCCGCCAGCGCGTCGATATGAGATAGCGCCGACCCGAACAGCGTGCCGATCAGCGCAATCGCGTTCATGATGTTGGTTTTGATCTTGACGGCGAGATCGTGAAAGAACGCCTTAACTTTGGTCCACATGGTGATGCTCCTTTTTGAATTGATCAGCGAAGAACGGTTCCGAAGGCGTGATCCCACAGCGTGGTGCTGACGCCGAAATTGCGCGTCGCGTAGCGGTGGTGGCCGTCGTGGTGATTGAGAAGCGCTGCCGGCAGCGCGCCGCGGCGGTGATGCGCGCAATGATGGACGAACAGGTACCAGCTATAGGCCAGCAGCACGCCGGCGAGCACGACGCCGCCCGCGATCAGATAGACCACGGCGAAGGCGGCCCAAATCGGCCAGAAGATGCTTGAAATCGCGTCCCCTGGCCGCGCGTGATGCAGCCGGTGCTGCGTCGGCATCAGATCGTGCAGCATGAAGCGGTGAACGCCGTATTCGGCCAGCGTCCATGCCACCGCGCCGCCCAGCAATAGCCCGGGCATGACGTCCGGCCGCAGCGTCGAACTCGCGACCAGGCAGGCCGCCAGCACCGGCGAACAGACCATTTCCGCCCAATACGTCACGGCCTTGAGCATGGCGTTACCAGACGTTGAGAACGGCGGCCTTGCGCTTGGCCACGATAATGGTGGCGGCCATCGCTACCACGATCGCGACCACCAGCACGGCCGGGCCGACATATGACGGGACTGCGGCGGGGGCCGGCGCCGGAACTTGGGTACCGGTTTTCGCCGCCTCGCTGCCGCCCGCGGCCGCGGCGCCGACCAGCGCGCCGGACCGCGTGTTCCGAGCGGTCTTGGTGGCGGCGTCGACAAGGATCTGCGGCGGGGCTACCGAAGGGCGCGCCGGCGTGCCCGGGGTGCTAAACTTGATGGACGGGTCGCGCCGCTGCAAGGCGATCAAGAGCGCCGCGCAGCCGATCTGTCGATCGACGAAGTTTGCGTCAAAGACGCCGTCCCGAATGTATTTGCCCTTCACGTACTGATCGGTCGCCGACCAAATGTAGGGCGATGGCAAGCCTTTCGCGGCGTAACCGAGGCCGTTGTATTTTTCGAGGATGGTCAGAAGGCCGCCGATCGACCAATCGTGCCAGCGCGCGGCATAGGGCGCGCAGTCGACCAGGGCGTCATGCGCCGCCGCTTCCCAGCTCGAGAATGGTCCCCTGCCCTTTGGAATGTGGGTCGAGCGAGCTGCCCACGCGTCGCCCTGGGCGATCGACTTCTTGAAGGCCGGATCGGCGCCGGCCTCGCGCTCCTTGATGATCGCGATCGCGAACCACGGAACTCCTTCGGCTTTTTCAACAGCCAGAAACCGCGCCTTGTTCTGTGGCAGCGTCAGGCGGTCGGCGGTCTCATCAATCGCCTTCTGCCACTCAGGATAAATATGGGCTTTCGCCCAGCGGTCGGCGTTCGCTGCGATCATCGCGGCGTTGGTCGGCATTGGTGGCTCCAAAGAAAAAGCCGCCCTAAGGCGGCGATAGTTGAGATCAGAGCGCTCGCTAGGAGCGATCACAATCGTCCGTAGATCTTCACGGTCCCGCTGCTGATGTTGCCGCTGTTCATTTTTATTAGGAAACCATCGACGGCCCCAGTTCCCCCAATCCATGCTCCAGTATTAATCGCTCCAGTGAACCCTCCGCTTTGGTTTAAGAATGAGAACTGACCATTCCACCCTTTGTATGTGGAAGTTCCGGAAGGTGTCTGGACTCTAAATGCACCAGAGAGTCCTCCCGAAGCACTATTGCCTATGTCGGCAGAGTTTGCGTTCGAACAGGGGATGAAAGTCGTTGCGGTATTTCCGACGACACTTGTCGATGCGAATCCGACACCCGGTGCAGAATAATTGGTCGTTTGGAAAGTGCCACCCGACCTCACCGTCATCTGGCACTGGACAGCGTTCGTCGCCGGAACCAACTTATCAAAAACGATTTGATATTCGTTATAGTTCGCAGTCAGGCTCGTCGTGTCCGACAAGCTAGCCGAATTGCTGGCTGTCAGCGTGTTGAGCAGCACCCAACCACCGGATTGAAAAGACGGCGGCGAGCTCGGGCCATTCGAGGTGAACTGCTGTCCAGCTATGCCAGGACCGACCCCCTGCAGCGTCGTCGAGCTTCCGAAAACGCCGGTTTGGTTCGCTGACGGGGTGCCTGAGGTCGAGAGGTTGCCGCCGCCCGCCGGCGTCACGCAAGTGATCGAACCGTCGGTATTAATCTTCTGGACGAACTGACCGCTCGGCGAACAATCCTTGCTGTTGACCCCGCCGAGCGATGACGCACCCGGCACCGGCAATTGCGCACCGGTCGCGACGCCGCTGATCGCGGCAAAGTTCAGCGTCGGATAGGTGCCGTCACCCCGGAAATAGGTCGTGGTATTGCCCGGCCAGGGCGGCAGCGCGCCCGAAAGCGACGCGGTCGCCAGATTAATCATGGCTGTTTGCTGGGCCTGCGTGAGCGCGATTGGTGTTCCGCCGGCCACACTGCCCAACACCGTGTTGGCGCCGATTGTCGGAAGCTGCGAAAGCGCCGCCTGCCCCGCCAGATTGCTGAAGTTAATCTGATTGCCGCCGACATAATAATTGCCGGAGATATTGATCGTGCCAGCGCCCTTGCTTCCGCCGGTGACCGTCGGCGGAAGCGTCAGACCGCCGTCCTGCTCAATACCGAACTGATCCACCGGTGATGTGGATCCGTTGGCCGTGACCGCGATGCGCGCAAAGGTGCCGTGTGCGCTGCCGGTCCAGGGCTGCGATGCGTAGAGACGGAAAGCGGCCGCGACTGACGAATTTGCCGTGCCGTCGAACCCATGGCCACCAAGGGCGCAAATCAGATCGTTGGTCGTGAGCGCGGTACTGACGGCGGCCGTCCCGTTCGATCGCACGCAGGTATATGCGGTGGCCGCGCCGAAGCTATCGAGCTGGGAAACCGCGGGCGTCCCATCCGCCTGGGCCCCGCGCAGGACCGTCCCGGAGATCGCCGCGCGCAACGAGGAGGAACCCAAGTAAATGGTCTGCGGCGCTCCCCAAATGTTGCTGCCGTCAAGGAACGGTACCGCGTGCCCGCTGGTGCCGGTGGTGTCCGTGGTCCAGGTGCCGCCGACATAGTGCGGGAATATCCCGTTGGTATTGCCGATCGCTCGCGCAGCGAAGGCGGCCCACGTGCAGGCGCTGGGTTCGCCGGCCGAACCGGCGCACCGGGCCAGCAGGCTGCCGTCTGCGATCGGCGCGAACGCAAGCGCGCCGCTGACAGTCGCAAAATTGCTGTCCTTCGCGAGGCCGAAGGTCGCAACGCCACCCGAAACCGAGATCGTGATCGGTGCATTTGCGACATATCCGCCCGGCGTGAAGAACGGGGTATAAGAATTGGAGCTGGTGTTTAGGATCGCATACGGGATCCAAACCGCATGAACTTGGTTCCAGTATTTGAAGACGACGACGGGCGACGCCGTCGTATCGGCCCATGATTGAAGATGCGTCGGAGAGTTCGGCGCCGCCGGCGCTGCGAATACGCCGAGGATGTTATTGATATCGTTGTAGGCCGCCAGGAAGTTGTTCCGAACGGGGGCGGACGTGAAAGCCCCGCGCGTCGATGGTTGCGACGGATCAACCGTGCTGCCGGCGAGCGCGCATGACTCCGCCGTAAGCAGCCACAGGGCGGCTAGAAAACCCGACTTCAATTTCATTGGATTGCTCTCAGTATTTGATCGCGCGACGGCCGAGCAGAACCGGATTGAGGATCGAGTGAGCCCCGCCGCCCCCGTTGGTGGTAGCGCCGGCGACGTCGCCAGCCAGATTGCCGCCACTTCCCAAGCCAAATACGGTGCCGCCGGTGAACGCCAGGGTTCTCACCGCCGCGCCCTGATCCGGAAGAAGAAGGTTGATCGAGGAGCCCCCGCTGATCCGGAAGTTGGATGCCAGGCCGGTGACATTCAGGTTCGGAACTTCAGTGGTCAGAAGTGTGTGCAGCTGCGATCCGCAAAGCCCGATGGTGGTGCCGTTGCATCCGCTGCCGCCGCTCGTAATTCGGTTAGCCGCACCGTTTGAGCCCTGATTATCCAGCGCCGCGAACATGGTCCCGCGGCTGTCCGGAAGCGCAAACAGCCCGGCTGAACAACTTCCATAGGCCGTACCGATCACGCTAAAGAGCGCGGCATATGTCGTTTGCGAAACGCAGCTACCGTCCTCGATCAGCGTACCGCGCGGCGCCGTTGCGCTTGTGCCCCGGAGTTCGACGGACTGGCCAATCCGCGTCAGGTCGACGTTGCTGGCGAGCTGATAGACGCTCCCGGTATAGATGATCGACGTCAGCTCGCCAGCCAGTAATTCGCCGCCGGAAAACGCCACGTTGCCGATCGACGATGGCCGTACCAGCGCCACCGCGCCAAGGCCATCGTTGATCGTTGTGGGGCCGGTATTGGTGAAACCCGGAATGAAGCGAAACGGCACGCCGATCGGGCGCGTCGCGAGATTCGGAATGGCGATGACTTGCGCGTTTGCGCTTCCGGTCGACGTCCCGCCATAGGTGCTTTGCTCGCGGAATTGGGCTTCCGCGCGGTGTGGCGACGGGACGGCAAAGAATACTCCGACGGCCGCAATCGTCACCGCAAGAAGCGGCGCAACAATCCTCTTCAGCATCACGCAACACTCCAGATATTCGAACCGTAGTAACGGAACTTGTTTGAGCCGCGATCAACGTTCATCAGCCACGTCGCCTCGCCGGCGATGCTGTGACCAACCGGTGGCGTCACGGTCACCGGGAAGGCGTTGAAATTGCCGGCAAGGTCTTCGAGGACGAACTCCTGATTTACCTGCGCCGCGCCCGGAAGATTAGCGACCATCGCCGCCAAGCCAGCGACCCGGTTCAGGCCGATCGCATAATCGGCTGTCCCAATGTTGAGGACAGCGCTGGCCGCGACGATCCGGGATGGCTTGAGCGCGGCGCCGGTCGTGATCGCATTTGTCAGTTTGACGACGAGCCCGGCCACATCGCCGTCGTCCAGCACATCGACGGTCAATTGCTGCGCGATGTAATTTGCGATCGCCGCGGCCATCATCGACGATTGACGCCATGATTTGTTGAACTTGAGCTGCGGAACGATGCCGGTCTGATAACCATTCGGCAGCGAAGGGTCTGCCGCGTAATCCGCCTGGCTTTCGACGGCGGCGCCGACCGCGTTGGCGATCGGGAGATAATCGACGGTGGGCATGCGTTACGTTCCTGCCGTGGTGTTGCCGAAGGTGCCGCTGTCGAGCCCTGCAATGACGGCGTTTGAAACGCCGATGCCGAAATAGGGCGTGTCTGCGATAGCCGGCGCGATGTAGTTGGAGATGCGAACAGTCGATGGCTTGAGGCTGAGATATCCGCCGACGAAAAGCGCATTGGTCACGGCGTCTGGAACCGGACCGGTCAATGCGAGGATCATCGACATGTTGCCGGCGTCCTGAATGAGGATGCCATAGCCCGTTCCGGCGAACAGGACGTCCCAAGCGGCGTAAGCCCCGGGGATCGTGCCGTCCCATTGATTGCTGGCGATGCGCGCGCGCAGGAAGGTCCGGTAGTTCTGATCGGGCAGGACTAACAAGCCGGCGACCGGATCGAACTCGCCCTTCAGCGACCCCTCATTGAGGCCAAGGCCGGCCTGGTCGAGCGAAAAATAGACGCCGGGTAGCGGCACCGAGATATTCCGGGTGACGCCGACCCACTCTCCCACCTTGTCGAGTTGATCGCCGACCGCGTTGTCCAAGTCGAACAGCGCCGGCATGCTCTTGACGAGCGCGAAAATGTCCGCGATCGGCTGGAGCAAGAGGGCCATCGTGGCCATGAATTTCGGCTTGTCATTGTGCCCGCTCGTGACCAGCGCCAGATACGCAGAGATGTCGCCGGGGTTCGGTCCGACATTGACGTCCCACTGCAGGCCGCTATCCCATGCGGCCCCGGGGAGACCCGAGTCCCATGTGTCGATGATCGGCATCTGGATTTAAAGCGTGGTCAGCGTGATATTCGGGATTGGACAATTGGCGCCCTCGTTGAAGGCAATTGCCACGTCGGCCGCGGCCGGAGGATTTCCGTCGCGGGATTGCAGGATCGCCGTCACGTTGAAGGTTTTGCTCAACGCGTCGAGCTGGGCCTGCGTTTTCCCCGTGGCGGCCGATGCGTTGTCCCCGTTCAGGTTGGCCGGCGAATACAGGCGGTTGAGATAACTTTTCTCTCCGATCGAAAGGCCGTTGATGAAGTCCGCCACCGCAGCCTTGATCGCATCGCCGGTGGTCGACACGTACCCTGCCAAGGGCTGGATTGTGATGTGCAACGTCAACGGTACGACTGTGAGCGGGTAGAAACGGATCGTATTCGGGACGCCACGGGAGTCGAGCACCACCTCGCTGACGGTCCCCGCGGTTCCGCCGCCGGGCGTTTTCTTCAAGGCGATCGTTTGCGCAATCTGCATGGCGTCGCCGCCGGATATCACCACGGCCAGCGTGTGGCCGGGCAATCCATCGTCGTCGGGATCGTCGCCATCATTCTCATAAATCGTCAGGCGTCCGACGCCGCTAAGCGCCGCCAGCGCGCCATAGATGCCTTCCTTCACGGTCTGCGAAGGGTTGGCCGTCGAAACCGCCTGGCGGCGCCGTACCGTAGCATCCTGTTCGACAGGATTGCCCAGACTGGCGGCGGCAGCATTGGTGACCGATTGCCAACCGAGCGTCGGGGTCTTGATGACCGTGATCGATCCCGGCGCCGCGGCGATCGCGCCGGCCGTGATACAGGTTGCCGAAACGTCGATGGTGCCGGCATCCGGGATGGTCACTTCGGGCGGCAAAGCCCATTGCGTGCCGAGATTGAGGTTATCCCCGACGATGCCATTGATGATCGGCGTGCCGACCTGCCCCACGATGGTGACGACCACTTGGCTGTTGCTGGCATTTAGCCGCTTCAAGCCATTGATCTTGATCACGCTGGACAGGCCCGCACCCTGCGCGCTGGCCGGCGAAAAGGCACCATAGGTCGCGATCGCCATTTGATTGAGATCGGTGATCGCGCGCGCAAAAATCGCGATCAACTGGCCGTCCTGACTGTCATCGTCGAGGACGGCATCGCTCCCGTAGATGCCCCAATAGCCACTGCGAAGCTGCTGATTGACGTCGTCGAAATCGGGCGCCGAAATGCCGTTGGCGTCGATCTGTGCCGCAAGCGTTCCCATCGTTCTGCCCTAGTGAATGATTGCCGGCACGTAGATCAGATTGTTCACATCGTCGCGCGAGAAATCGAGGCTGTGTTCGCCATCGCCCGGCGGCACGACGACGGCGCTGATCGCGATCGGCGCGCTATCGAAAGCGGTGATGATCTTCATCTTGACCGCAAGCCGTCGGGTCACGTCGTCGAGCGTACTGGAATATTCGTCGATCGACGTCACGCCGGCGGTTCCCAGAACCCGGGTGCGGATCGCGAGATCGTAAATAGGCTTGGAATTCCGCCCCAATATTTGCTGCAACCAGGCCGTGCCTTCTGTCTGATCAAGGAACCACTCGCCTTCCCATAATCGCAGACGCGTCAGGACAGATTGCGCCACGCAGGCTGGCGAATTAACCAGGAAGTTGGCTTGACCACGGCCGAACGTGTAGTCGCCATTGGCGTCGAGCGCGCGATATCGCATAGCTTCAGGTTCCGGGTTTCGGCGGGAAAGCGCCGGTGGCTGTATGGCCAAGATGAGACGTCAGCCCGACGCGGTTGACCGGGTCATCAGCCTTGCCATGAACCTCGCCGGTGACGTCCAGATCTCCCGTGATCTTGAAGCCGGTGGCGGTGGCCGCGAACTTGATCGTTCCGTCGCTGTTTCTCAGTTCCGGAAAGTCCGGGTTGATGTTCGAGAGCTTCCGCGGCTGCGAGAAGCATCCGGGCAAGAAGAACCCGTCCGACAGATCGTGCATCCGCGCGCGGGCCTGCTTTTGCACGCCGCCGGAATACCACCACGCGTCGATGCAGCGCGAGGCGATGACGATCAGGCCTTCGTCGCCCTGTTTCAGCGGAAAGGTCAGCGCGAACCCGCCGCCGGCCGGAAATATCACCGGGCAGTCCAGCAGCACCGGAAGGCTTTTATCGATCCAGGTGCCGTCTGCCTGCCGCAACTGCCCTTGAATGGCCGGCTGCACCTCGCATGTCATCTTGCCGGCGTCGAACGTCTGCAGGATCCCGGGCATGGCCGTCCAGATCGTCGCCTGATGTCCTTCCAGCACGACGCGGAGCGCCTCCTCCGGGTCTCTGAGGCGTTCGCGCTGATCCATGGCGACGGTATTCTATGCCGGTGCTTTGACGGACTTGTCAGCGGGCGCGCTTCGATCGACGGCAAGGCACGTGATGTCGTTGTACCAAGGCGTTCCGCGGGTATCGCCCTCGAATTCGTTGACGTAGACCCGGTAGAAGCCGTCGTCGGTAACCTTGGGACGAAAGCCCGACAGTTCCTCGAGCCTTCCCGGCGCGTTGAGCAGCTTGCCGCCAATCAGGTCGCGCTGGATCGACGCATTATTGATCTGGAGCAGCGAGCCAATCTTGATGTTCGGATTGAGCAGGCACTTTACGAGAATGCCGCCCTCGGTTTGCACGGGAAGCCCGATCATGCCGGTGTTGGAGTTGAGCACTACCGCGGTTCCCGGCCGGTAGCCGGTATTCGGGATCATCTGAATCTGACCGTTCTGGATTGACCAGGTCATGCCGTTGGTGTTGGCCAGATCACGCATGTGGTCGCGGGCCATGCCGTATTTGACCTGGCCGCGCTGGGCCGCGCCCGGCGGCAGGTCGGCGACATACCCCTTTGGCAGGCCGAAAGCGTCAATCAGGGCGTTCCGCTCGTCTTCCGCAGTGGCGCCGGCCGCCAGCGACTTCGAGATCACGCCCTGATTGTAGGCCTTGTCGCCGTCGGCGGCGAGAATGTCGAGATAAGTGTCCGTCGGGTTTTCCCGACCGCGCCGTACCTGCTTGATGGTGCCATCGAAGATAGTTCCAAACGCGCCGGTCTCATATCCGGCCTGCAACCGCACCGCGGTGAATTCCTTCTGGACCGACTTCGCCGTCTTGTCGCTCAGATTATAAACGCGGATGACCGCCGTGTTCGGTGTCTGCACGTCCGACTGCGTCGTCTTGAACACGATCCGCATTTGCGAAAGATCGATGCCCGACCCGTTCTCGCTCACGATCAGGGAGCACTTGCGGAGATATTGATCGCTCATGCGTCGGGCACGAAGTAAAGGCGGCCGATGTTGCCGAGATTATCGAACGTCGGCACCGCGTCGGTGTCATCATCGGACTGGCAGATCAGTTGTCCGCCGATGCCAAGATATCCGTATTGCTCGAGCAGATCGGCCCCGGTGATCATCGGTATCCCGGAAACGATCGGGACGTCGTTGGCGTCGGCGATATCGAGGACCCAGCTATTCGCGGGCGCGCACCACCGGACCTTCATCACATAGGACACGCCGACAAGCGACACGTTGAAACGCTGCGCGGTGCTGGCGACCAAGGGGATTTCGAGGGCGCTCACGGTGTGGGCGCTCCCACCACGGTGCCGCCCGTCACAATCACCCGCGTGGTCGGCGCGGCGGACACCGTTCCTCGATCGACAGTGCCGCCCGTGACTTCCGGCGACGCCTGATTGGCGTTTGGAACCGCAACGGTCTGCGTCGAGACCAGGATGAGCTCCCGGCACTCGATTTCCAGCATCAAGGCGTTTTCTGTTTTTTCATCCGTGCGCGCCTGCAAGCGCGTGATCAGCATGTTCGAATAGCTACGCTTGCCCGTCACAACGTCGAAGGGCTGGCGACTGGCCTGCAGGGCAAGGAAATCCTGATAGGTGTCGTTGACGTATTCGGGATTTCCTTCGGCCTGCGGGCTCGAGTTCGACCATCCGGCCTTGATCAGCACAGCCGACGGCCGCTTGAACGAATGATCCGAGACAGCAGCTCCCTGCTCTACAGGATGCTGGGTTGCTTCCAGCGCGTCATACAGCAACTCTTCCACCGTCACGTCGGCGACGAACCCGCCGATGTTGCGTTGGCGGAACAGCACCGGGTTGATCAGGTCGAGCGCCGAAGCGATCGCTACGCTCAGGCCGGCCGGAATGAGGCTCATCGCGCGGCCCCTTGGAAATTGCGCACCAGGTCGCCGTTGGACCGTTCGTTGGCGGCGCTCACCTGCTCGCCGGCTTCCCGCGGGTTCGGCGAGGTGATGTTGTTATGATTGGTCTGGTTGATCACCACGTTGGTGCCGGCGGCGCCGGCCGGCGCTAGTGGCGTGTCGTACCAGGCCGCGGCCTGTTTCCCGCGCTTGTGCGCCTCGCCGTAGGTGTCCGCCGGGCGCTCGTACAGGCCGCTAAAGATGACGCCGGCTTCATAAGGATCGGTCGTTCCGCGAAGCTTGGCGCCCGCGCGCTTGGCCCCGGCGTCATGACCCTGGGTCAATTCGTGCTGGATGAACGCAAGCTGCTCCTCGAGCGAGGATCCGCGGATGTCTTTTCCGGACCATTGCTTGAAAGCCGCCTGCCGGTCCGGGTGCCACTGCGCGACGCCGTAGGCCTGGCCGCCATCGCCGACGGCCGCCGGATTGAACTTGCTTTCATGGAACAGGTTGCTGGCGATGCCTTGGGCAGCGGCCCGCGACCAGCCTTGTTTCATGAAATAGTCGATCGTCGCGCCCCGACCGCCGCCGGCGGCACCAGCACTGCTGCCACCTTCCGGGGTGATGCCGAGTCGCTTCTGCAGCGTCGGCTTCACCGCCCGCAGCCAGCCATAGACGTCCGTCACCAGGTCGCCGGAGGCCTTGAATTGCTTTCCTTCCGGTGTGTCACCGGCCTCCATGCCGAGCCCGGTGAGCCAGGCGGCGGAGGCGACGGGCAGCAACAGGCGACCTCCACTGCCGAGCGCGGCACTCAGAAGGCCCTTGACCCCTATCATCCGAAGAAGGAGCGCGAGAGCCGCCGTGGTTCCGCCCGCCGCCACGCCCAAGCCGGTAACCGTTCCGATCCAGCCGGCCGTTGCGGTATCGGCCTTGTTGAAGGCCTGCACGATGTCGTCAAGGGCCTTGACGCCAAGCGTCGTTGGCCGGATCAGGTCGCTCGCAATCCGTTCCTTGCCGAGACCGATTGATCCAAGCAGATGGTCCCACGCATTGGTAAAGGCGACGCTCTGTTCGGTGAAATCCTTGCCCGCCAGCCCGGCCTCCTGCCGCATGCGCAGCATTTCGGCCTGGGCGGCGCGAAGCTTCGGCAGGTTGTTCCAGATTTGAAGGAACGTGGCTTCCGGGATGCCGGCGAGCTCGGCATTGATGGCCGCGACGTAATAACCGCTTTCGCCGTAAAGCTTCTTTTGACGCTCGACGAAGTTGGTCAGTTGCTCGATCGGGTCCTTACCCGTACCGCCGCCAAGCCCGATGAAGCCCTTGACGCCGGGATTTAGGCGCTGCGCGGCGGCGAACGATTCCAACGCCGCCTGGGACTGCCCGGCGTCGATGCCGATCTGCTTCATCCCGAACGAATAGGATTTCAGATCGTTCACGGACGCCTTGGTCCGCTGGGAAAGGTAAGCCAGCCCCTCGAATTCGCGGGCGACCTGTTCCACCGACAGAGCGATCGCCGTAGCGGTCGATACCGTAACCGTGCCGAGGCCTGCGACTTCCTTCGCGCTGGTGGCGATCGCGCCCTTGAACTTCTTGTAGGACGCATCGTCGACCTTGAAGCCGAGGGCGATGAGGTATTCGCGAAGTTTGTCGGCCACGGCTTATTTCCTTGCGGCCAACCGCCGGGCGTTTTCGTCGAACACGTCGATCGCGTCATTCATCCGGGCGATGTCCAGCAAGCACAGTCGCCCGTTCAAAAGGCTCTCGTACTGGCAGCACCCGCGAATGACCGGGCGCATGATCCAGTCCTCGTTGTTCGGGAGATGGACTAGGCGGACGGTTTTTCCCCCTCTCCCGCTCCTTTCGAAGTTGAGAGGGGCACGTCGAAAAAATCGATGATGTTGCTCGCCAACAGAGCGTGCCAAAGCAGCTCGAGGCTTTGCTCGAGCTTGATATCTTGGAACATCATCTGGCCCTTGACGCAGACGGGCGCGAACTGCCCACTCTGCTCACGGCGCGACACCTGACCAAGGCACATGACCAGAATGGCTTGGCCATCCTCGCGCGAGAGCCCGGATGACATGGAGACGAACGCGCGGGCAAATCCCTTCTGCAGGACCGTGCGGTCCTTCTGCATCGTGAGCAGCGTCACGATCGGTGCCAGCCGGCGGGCGACGTCAAACTGATCGAAAACGCTCAGCGCTTCGGCGCGGTAGACATGACCGCCAAGGGGGAATTCGTTGCTCATGACAGCCTTACAGGTTCACGTCGGGAACGCCGGCGCCGATCAGCTCATCGAGCTGGATGACGTCGAATTCCCATTCAACCATGCCGCCTTCGACGGCATAGGTCAGGTCCGGGTGTTTGGTAAAGGCGCACTGCTGGCCGCTGACGACGTCGCCAAGCTGGGTATTCGACACCACGATGATGTTCTGCCCCCAATTGCCGCTACTGGTTTTCTGGAAATTGTACATCGCGGAAAGCTGGGCATTGACGGGCGATGTCTTCAGAAAGCGCAGCGTGATCTTGCCGGCGTTCGACGCGTGCAGCGAGTGCATGCCGGAGCCGTCGGCGCCCTTGGTCAGCGTGTTCTTCTCGCCGATGAAGGCCGTGGTAATGCCCTCTTCCGCGTTGCCAGAGCCGGCGCCCAAGGAAAACGCGCCACCGGGGCCGGTGATCGATGCCTGCACGTCGAGAAACGAATAAACGCCCATGGGGCAACTCCGGTTTTGAGGCAGATCCGGCTATGAGGCCGCAATCAGGAATTGAAGTTGATCAGCACGTCCGCTTCGTGCACGGCGCCGCCGAACTTGGCCGCCACCTGGAACGGTACGGACTTGCGCGCGGACCGATCGGCGGGTGATTGCGAGGCAATCGGCGGCGTGTAGACGTAATAGCCCTTGTTGAGATAGTCGCCCTGCTTGAGCTGGCCGAAGCCGCCGGCATTCCAGACGCCTGGCGCCAACAGGCCGTTGCCGACGCCCGTGATCATCGCCGCTTCAATCTGGGTGGCGATCTGATGCATGCCGGCATCGGTCTGTGGGATCTTCGTCGTCGACCCGTACAGCAGGTTGAAAACGTTGGTCTGCACCTGTTGCTGCAGCCAATCCGCGCCGATCACCGCGTCCGTGTACTGGCCCGAACAGCTGACGCCGTTGAGGATGATCGCGGTGTTGTTGTTGAAGTTTGCGAACACGTTGCAGTGCTTGGCCTTCAATGCCGCCGCCTGCGACAAGGTCAAGTTCTCGGCCGTAATGCCCGGTTCCTGCTTGTACATCAGCGTGATGGTCGAATTGCTGGCGGTAAAATTGGTGGTCAGGATGCGCGCCAGATAGCTCATGACGGCATAAGGATTCGTGCTGGAATACTGGCAGGTGGTTTTGTTGAAATGGCCGTTCGCCAGCAGATAGGCGATATCGGTGGTCGCCGACGCGAGCACCGAGTTCGGGTCTTGCGAGGTGACCCCGTAATAATGTGACGGGTTGGCCGCTTCGATGTAGGGCGCCACGGCAAGATGGTCCGCATTGACGGCGGACGGGATGGCGAGGCCGTACCACTGCGAGGAGAACATGCTGTCGAACAGCGTGACGGCGGCAAGCGCGGTCTCAGCGGCGATGCCCGGGGCGACATAGGCGCCAACGCTGGCCGCTCGCAGGCCCAGCATCACGGAAATATCGATGCCGGCGCCGGTCGGCAGGCAGAAGGCCACCGAGGAGGCCGGCCCTGTGGTGGCGCTGGTGACTTCGAAGCGCTGGTAAACCGCATTCCAGACGACGACGGCCGTTCCGGCGAGCGCGGTATTGATGATGCCCGCAACCGCATTCAGGTTGGCCGCGCCGGTGAAGTTCAAGCCGGCGAGGTTCTGAGGGCCGCCACCGTCGATCGTGAAACGGATGCTGCCGGTGGCGATCGCGTTCCAGGTGGCGATCAATTGATTGGTCGCGGACACCGGTGCGCCGATCAACTGGCCAGCCGCGGCCGTCTTGGCCCACCGGCCGATCAGTAACGTCTCGGGTTGCGGAGCTTGTTCGAACCACAGCAGCGCGGCCAGATATTCCTCAGCCGCGGTGCCAAAGTCGGTCGCGACCTGCGCGATGGACGCATATTCCCGCATCCGGGAGACGGTATCGATCACCGTGCTGGTGCCCAGAACAAGGCAGGTATTGAGGTTCGGCGCCTGCGCGAGCGACGGCGAGAGGTTCACCGTGACGTTGACCAGGCTGGAAACCGGAAGCGCATTCAGCATCGAAATGCTCCAAAACTAGGGGACTTTGATTGGCCGGGCGATGCCGTCGTCGCTGACGATCGAACCTTGAGCGGAGGCCACATTGAGAACGGGATAGAGCCGGTCGATCTGGCGGCGGATGACCACTTCAAGGTCGACGCGGTAGAGCCATCGCGATTTCACGAGGACGGGCACCGGCATGATTTCGCCTGTCCGGGCGAGACCCATCTTGCTCCGCGTCAGGACTTCGCGGTTCTGTGCGATCGACAAGCCGTCGCGCAGCAACGCCGCGTAGCCGTCCGCCTGCCCGCCGCTACCGAGATCGTAGAAGCTGGCCAAGACGCGCAATTCTTCATGGCGCTGGAGCGCATCGCCGCCCTCGCCGTCCGCGTTGTGCTGGACATAGGGGAACGTATCGCTCGGCCGCGCGGTAATCCGGAAAGCGCACCAGGCCGTGCCGGCATCCGGAATGTTCGGCGGCTCTGACTGCCAGAACGGCCGTACCATCTTTCCGTCCAAACCCGTGATCCCGACGATGACGCCTTGCAGGTAATCAAGAAGGGCTTGGCCCTGTAGCGGCGGCGTGGTCGGGTCGGGTGAGAGATATCCGCCCGACGTGCTGTCATTGGGCATCGGGCGTCACTTGATGATCGCTGGGATATAGATCGTGTTGTCGTCGCGCGAGAAATCGAGGCCGTTGCCTTCCCCCGGCGGGGTTTCGCCGGGCGCCAGTTCGATCAGGTCGATCGACGAGCATTCTGCTTCGACGAAGCCCGCGCCGAATGACGTCCATTCGTTGAGCGTCTTCACCACGAAATGGTTGCCGTTCCACACGACCACGTCGGGCTGAAACGAGGCGCCGCCGCTGTCTTTCGAGGGACCGCGTAACCGAAACGGCGTGATCACCAGGATGGTGTTGGCCTGGGTCTGATATGCCTCTTGGCGCACCAGCGAGTTGTCGCCCGTCGGCGTAATCGAACCGACGATAGGAGCGTCGCCCGGCAACGGAAGCGACGTTGCCGTCAGCACCGACACGCCGTTATCGCCGACGATTTCCTGCCGGCGGATTACGATGAAGCTTTCGCCCGCGATGTCCGAATCGAACAGCAGGTCGGAAACGTCGATATCGGGCATGTCATGTCACGCCTTGCGAACGACGTATGAAAGCGCGTTCCGGAGTTCGGCCTTGTCGATCAGCGGCTTTGTTCCCGTGCGACCCGCGCGGCGGCGGGCCTCGATAGTGGCGTCCGCCAAAGGCACGAACGCTCCGTCCGTGATCTTGGCGCGCAGGGCCGCCTGCCCGATCAGCCCGACCCGATGAAAACCCCGATCGACGGCGGCCGGCTTACCGTCAAGAGCGGCCTCCCCGGTCTTCTTGAGGGCCTCGTTGATATCCGCCTGCTTCGTTTCAATTCCGGACCGCATGAACTCGCGCGCCGGAATGCCCGCCTCCGGCGCGCCGTTATTGTGGATGTAGGCCAGATCGGCGTTGGTCACCGGTTCGCCGTCCTGACGCGTCGCCTTCTCGGCCGGCACGCCAACCATCACGCGGGTGGTCGCGAGCTGGGCGATGCCGTCGATCACCCTGGCGACGTTGTCGACGATGGTCTGGCCCCCGGATTTCATACCTGGATGGGCCCCGCGCCGAACATCTGCATGAGCTGGTAAAAGCGCGTGCCGTATGTGGTCAGGTTCCAGTGGCCGGCGTCCTCGTTAATGCCGGCGGTGGTGTCATAGGCCTGGGTGACGGGCCCGACGGTCTTTGACGACACGGGACCGGTGGACAGGCCCGGGACCGCACCGGTGGTGGCGGACTTTTGCGCCTGCCGTTCCAGCGCCAGATTGTGGGCGACAAACAGTTCGGTCGCGACGTCGAGCATGTCCTGCCAGCGGCAGGGATTGAGCAAAAGCCCGGCGACCTTCAGCCAGTACGTCACGCCGGCATCGGGAAAGGCCGATGCGTCGCCGAATTCTGGATAGTCCGTCCGGAACGTGGCGATATCGATGCTCACGCCTTGGCCTTCGGTTCCTTTGCAGCCGGTACGTCCGCGGTCTGCGAGGGTTCGGGGGCCGCGGCAACGGGCGCCAAGGCCTCCGCCATGGTGGCGAGCGCGGCGGGCGGCAAATCCATCGGGCGCGCCGCAGAAGGCACCACGGTGCGCGGCACGCGCCGCACCGGCTGGGTGAACTTCGAGACGTACCAGTGCTCGGCGACCTCGCGCGGAACGTCGTTGAGGCCTGCGACCAGGTCGTAAGTCTGTTCGGTGCCCGACGCATCGGGGACGCGCACGGTCATGCTCTGGCGCAAATCAATGGTGATCATGATCGTGGCGTCTCCGATGCAGGGTTAAAGCCCGTGCCCGATCAGGCCGAGGGCGCCGGGTCACCAGCAGCCGGAGCGGCATCGGCCGCCGGCGCGGCAGGTGCAGCCTGCGCAGGTGCGGCCGGGGCCGCTTCCGTCGCAGAGGGCGCAGCGTTCGTTGCCGGCGCCGGGGCCTCCGGCGCAGCAGGCGGGATCACGGGCGCGTCGGCGCCGGGGGCGATCTCTTCGGCCGCCGCGGCGATGTTCGAGGCCGGCACCGCGGTATCGGTCGCAGGCTTCGCCGTCGCCGTCTTCATCGCGTCGTCGATCTTCTGCTGTTCCTGCGCCTTCAGCGCCTTGGCAGCGTCGGCGCGCGCGCGGGCTTGGCGGGCGATCTCTTCGGCCGCTGCGGCGATGTCTTCCGGGTCCATCGGGTCGGGCACGATGGAAGCGGAGCCCGCCTTCATATGCGACTGGATGTAGGGATGCGTCAGGACCGAGGGATCGACCTCGTTGACGCCGCGCTTCAGCTCAAGCGTCTTCTGGCTGGGCTTGCCGTCCGCGGTTTCCACCACGATCAGATTGATGGCCTGGACCAAGGAAATACGTGCCATGGGCACTCCGGTTTGTTTGAGGGGCTGTCAGACCCGCCGCGCGCACGCGGCGGGAATTGCGAATTTGCGCAATCGCGCAAACTGAGCGGAATGCTTGCCTCGGCTCAGAGGCCGTCGGCGTACTGCAGCGTCTCCGGATAGACGAACTCGACCACGCCCAACCGGCCGTAATACGTGGTCGACTGCCACAGGCTGCGATACTCCAGCGGGGTGCGCTGCAGGGGCACCATCGGGAAGCGGACCAACATGGGATCGTTGGTGTAGGCGATCATGCGGTCCACCGTGCCGAGCTGGAACGGGGTGCCGCCGACGCCGCGTCCGATCAGCCATTTCAGCGGCTGGATGTTGAGCGGCGTGCCGTTCTGCTTGGCAAGGTTGTTCTCCAGCAGATAGGTCAGGATCGACTTGTCCGCGTTGCCGGAGACCTTCTGCGACACGATGTAGCCGTACTGGAGCGGCGGCAGGCGCAGTTCGTTCGGAATGCGCGCGAAGCCCGACGCCGCATAGGTCGAATAGAGCAGCGTGTTGACGTCGGCGAGGATTTCGTCCGGGGTCTTGGTGGCCCACTGGGTGCCACCCAGCGCGCCGGCGACGACGTTGCCAGTGGTCACGACGGCAGAATTCGTCAGGCCGTTGACGGCCAGAACGGTATCGCCGACGTAGACCTGTTCGTCGATGTCCATCTGGTGCTTGAGCTGCAGGCCGGCGAACTTCTGCGCGTCGATCGGGCGGCCCAGCTTGATGGCGCTTTCGAGCTCGGGCAGCGTCCACGACATTTCGTGGGCCCACAGGTTCAGCGGATTGGCGGTCTTGCCGATATCGAGCTGGACGTTCGGGATCTGATTGGCGTTCTTGGACAACCAGGCCTTTCCGTTCGGGGTGACGCCGCCGCCGGAAGCAAAGCTGGAGTTCGTGAAGCTCGAGGTTTCGTCCGCGATCGTGACGTCTTCGCGCAGCTTGATGTCGCGGGACCAGGTGTAGTTGACCAGCGGCATATGCAGGGTCTGATCGAGGCGCTCAAGCTCGCCGATCAGGAATGCGCCGGTGCTGTCGATCGTTCGGGCGTCGAACGTCATCAGGCCGTCGCGGGTCTTGGCGCGGGTGCGCACGCCGATGATGTGCGGCGCGCAGACGGGATTGCCGTACAGCTTGCGGGCCGCGTCGATGAACTCAATATCGTGTTTCATAGGTTCCTCATGAATTCCGGCGCGCGGCCGTGAAATGACGGGGGTGGAAACGAAAACGGCCGCTCGATCGAGCGGCCGTCAGGTCGGGGATTGGAACGCGATCAGATGTTGAAGCGGATCTCGGTCACGCCGTTGCCGTCGGCAGGCCCGGTGAAGAAAGCGCCAGGAACGGCCACGGTATTGCCGCCGTCGGCCGCGGCCTCAAAGCCGCCGACAAACTGGCCAGCACCAGCGTTCTGGATGCGGCACCAGACGGCGCCGTCCTTCTTCGGGGCGGTGGCGCCGCTCAAGAGCACGCTGACATAGGCGCGCAGCGCGCGGTCCACCAAGCCTTTCGTGGGCGGGGTCGAAGTGCCCAAACCGTCCTGCGAATTGTTGGTCGGGAACGGACGGATCAAGATGCCGGTGATCGCGGTATCGCCCGCGGCCGGGATGCGGAAATTGCCGGTCACGGCGTCGATCAGGCCACCCAGGCCGTAGGCCGGGAAAGCGCCGGCGGTGCCGAAAGGGGTGATGTTGACGGTATCCACCGTCGATTGCGCCGCGGAACGGCTGAGCGTGCCGGGGATGCCGGCGGGCATGCGCGAAATGAACGCGTTGTCACGGGTCTTCGCGCGAATCCTCTTGGTGAGCTTCACGGGGTATCTCCTTGATGGATGCGGGGATTTAGAAGCCGGACCGACTTGGCCGGCAGTTGCGGGCCGTCAGACCTTGGGCTTCCAGAAGTCGCCGAAGCTCTTGTTCATGTCGCCGATGGTCGGGGCCTTGGTGGAACCCATATCGCCGACGCGAATTTTGCCGGTGCCGGTGGTCGCGGCGCGATTGACCGCCTTCATGTTCTCCGACGCGGCGGTGAACAGGATGGAGGCCGCGTCGCAGGTCATCTTCTTGGTGTCCAGCGTGCGGCCGGCCAGCAGCGGCTCGATCGCGGCCTTGCCCTCGTCGGTGGTGAAGGCCTTGTCGAGCACCTTGCGACGGAAGGCACACAGGGCGTCCTGCGTTTTCTTCCGTTCCACCTTGGCGTCGAAGGTCGGAACCTTGATGCCGGGCGAGAGAATTTCGGCGCGGGCAATCGTGTCCTGGAACGTGGTGGCGAGGCCGGCGGAATCGCGCGTCTTGCCCTTCCCGTCCTTGGTCTTGTCTTTGCCCTTGTCGTTGTCGTCCTCATCGTCGCCGTCGGCGTCGTTGGTGCTCTCGCCTTCGTCTTCGTCGTCATCGCCGTCGGCATCGGTAGTGGTGGACGATCCCGCACCTTCGAGCTTGGCGATCCGCTCGCCCAGGGCGCCGATCGCGTCCATGACGGGCTTCATCGGATCATCCTTGTTCGCGCCCTCGCCGCCTTCGTCCGTGGTGGACTTTTCGGCCGCGGGCGCGGCGCTCTGGCCGTGCACGTTGATCGTGATGCCGGAAGCGGACTTGCCGGACAGATCATTCTCGGCGATCGCTTCGTCCTCGGTGACTTCGCCGGCGAGCTTCTCGATCGCAGCTTCGTCCTTGGCCTTGAACGCGGCCAACAAACGATCCTTAAAGGTGAGCGGCTTCTTGGTGGTCGGCATACTGTGATCTCCTATTGAACAAGCCGGGCCACATCGGCCCTCAGGTACGATTGCGCCGTGGTTCACGATGATGGTGTGTTGGGTGTAGAGGCCTGGCCGAACCATTTCGTATTCGGCGTCGTACCCCAGCGAGACTTCGCGCATCCCGTCTTCGACGATGGCCTTGATCCCGCGCGGGTCCTTGATCAGGAAGTCGCACAGGATCCGATCAGACAAGGAGCCCTCGCCTCGCCGCGGGGTCAGCATCACGCCGACTTCGAGGTCCCGCCAGTTGTCGGGGCTAACGTCATCGTCGGGATGGGTGATGACGACCGATTTTCCCGCGATCGAGGCCAGTGCCTCCGGCTTGAAAACCTCGTCCTCGAGGCGCTGCACGCGGATCACGCCGCGGTCCGCTTCAAGCGGCAATTCGCTCTCGTGGTAGTCCTGGAAACCGACCCGCGCGACCGGGACGTCCTGGCACAGCAAAAACCCTTCCGGCGTCAGGCTCCGCTTCGGGCCCAAACGTTCGGTGACATAGAACTTCATGCGGACTGAAACTCAGCAAAAAGCCGCCCGGAGGCGGCTGTGGAGAAAGCAGACTTCGCCAAGCAGCTTGGCGGATCGTTAGACGCGCAGCGGGTTATGGCTGGGTTTCAACCACCCGCATCAGCCGGGCAGCGCGCAGAGGATCGTATGATTATTGGCTGCGTTTCCGCGGCTCTCATCACACTCGTGATCGTGGTCCTGTTTGTACGGGATCACAAACGCCGTCGTGACGGGACATGGCATCCCTATAACCAACATGAGATGCGCCGTCTTGTGGACGGAGCATGGGAATTTCGGCCCATGACCGAGGCTGAATACCAAGAAGAACAGAGCAAAAGAGCGTGGTAATCAACTAAAGTCTAGGCGGATTATTTGATTTAGGCCAATTGACTCAACCGGGGCGGGAACGTTGAAATACCCCTTATAGTTCAGGGGTGTTTCTGATGATGAGATTTGCAGCCTACTCTTTCTGCATTGGGCTTTTAATCCAAACAATATTGCCAGCGGGCGCCGCTACCCTTCTGACGCTAAATTCCGTAGCCACCCTGACATTCAATCAGGTGGGACCAGCAGGCGCCCAGGAAGTGATTTTCGATATCCCCTCCGGCCTTGATTCCCCACCATCTATCGGCGTGTTCGGATCGAATTTGCCCGACGGCACTATCATTGATTTTGCAAACCCGACCGTCGACGACATTCGCATTGATTGGATATTGGGCGCGGCCGGGCATTCTCGACTGGCATTTACCGGTACCGGAGAAATTCACGTCTTCGTCTTTATTGATCCTATGTCGGCCGATCTTTTTTCGCCGGGATCGACTGTAGATGTCGACCTTAGAGGGTCCCTTGCCAGCGGAATTCCAGAAGCATCTACCTGGCTTATGCTATTAATCGGCTTTGCGATGCTTGGTATCTATCGGCAACGGCAGCAACGCAGCATTGCTCAAGGCGTGAGCGCTTGATTTCTCGCGCCCATCGCCACCCATGCTCCATTGTTCAGTAATGCTTGGCCTTCAGTGCCGCCTGCATACGTGTCCGGCGAAGCGTAGGCCCAACGCTGGTCGAGCGTCGTTCCTAGTCCATCAAAATCGCTGACGATGAAGTATACTCCCGGCATGGCGATGCCGGCCAGCGTACACTTCGCATTGAAATAGTTCGTCTGCGCGGTTCCCCATGCCGCACTGTTCTGCACAGCCCGCTTGAAGGCCGCATCACCCGCGCTGAGGGGACCATAGCCAGCATACTCATTTGCACCTTGGCGTGAAATCCAATCCGGCCCGCCTTCATAGGTGATAGATTTCTTACCTAACGCCACCATCGCGGCGGCAAACTCCGCGTCCTTGCCCGCCGCGGGAGACGCGACACTGCAATAGTAGTTGCAAGATTGCCCGCCGCCCCCGACGACGGCGGCTACAAAGTTCGCAATCGCCTGAGATTGATTGGCCGCACCGGAATAATTGCCGCCACCGTTCACGGTGTTGTTGAGGCCCTGATACATGGCGCTGTCATCGGTGAAAGTGCCTATTCCCTTGCCGGGGCCATAATAATGAGTGTCATCCCCCGCGTCGAAATAAGTCCCGTGCGCGAAAGCATCGTGATTGGAAATCGGAGTGCCGAAATTGCCTCCGGTGACGAGTGCATCGGTCAGGTATGACGCGGTACCCAGGCAACGAAGCCCGTTGAGCGTGCCAGAATTATAACCAAGAAAGCCCTGTCCGGCGAGCACATAGCGTATCCGCGTAGTGTTACCTGTTGCCGCCTTCACATCCCGGACCATCACGGTAGACCGTAGCGCCGCCATGCTGGCGAAGTCAGACAAGCTGCTGGTTGAAGGCCAGCGTAGGACGCCTCGCGCAGCCAGATAAAGAGCCTGAGTAAACGCGGCGCCCGCTGTGTTCCAGGTCTCGTTGTCGTCCTCCAGCAAAACGCTCGCCGGCAAAGCCAAGCCGGGATATCCGTTCGCGCCGTTCAGAACGACATCCATGGTTTTAACGGCGAAATTCGACGCAGCGCTATAGTCCGGGTCCATGGATGACAGCCCCCAATGGGGAATGTTCAACCAAAGATGGGTCGTATTTGTTTTGCCCTGAGACAGAGCAAGCTCGTTCACCTCGTTGACGAGCGCGACGCAAATTTCGGCAGGCACGTCGCCGGGGTGAGCACCGCCAGAATTGTCGAGGAAAATCCAAACGCCGTAAATCGGATTGCCGGAACTATCGTTTTGCGCAGAAAGCGTCTTGTCGAAATAGAAGGTTTGATACTGGCGAAGCTTCAAATACCCATCGCCGTAGGTAGAAGCATAAGTGGTGCCATCGGAGAAGATGACGGGATACTTCGTGCGATCGTTCCCGCTACCGACCTGGAGCGTGATGAATTGGTTGGCCGTCCCCGCCGTGAACGTGGAAAAACCGCTCGTATTGACATTCAGGTCATAGGTGTTGGCGTCGATCTTGGTGATAACGCACGGGAACTTGTGCAGCTGCGTCATTCCGGTTGGGATCAGGTGAACAATCGTGTCACCCGTCTCGAACCCGTGACTCGCGCAAACGACGCGCCCATTCGATGCCTTGGAGATCGAAGTCACGGTGCGGAAGACGCCGCCGCCCGTGAACGTACCGTTCCTGACAGCAGCGGTATTAATCAGGCAGGTGACGATCTCGCCGTGAACCATTGACGCCGCGGTCTGCCTGGCCCCGCTGGTAACGGCAGCCAAGGTGTACTGGTTGGCGTTGACGCCGTCGACAAACGACGCTTTTCCGTAGGCTGGCGAAGCAACCCAATTTGAGCGGCCGGAATATCCCGCAGCGCTCGGTAGCGTGCGATTTTCGAACCGACAGTTCCTCGCATCGTTGCCGCCGTGCATATCCATGCAGCGGATCGCCGAGGGATTGAGGTTGACGAGGGACTGCAGGAATGCGGTTCGGAAAACCTTGCCAGACTGAAGCCTGGCCTCGTCTGCCGTCCGGTAGAATTTGAAATTCTTCAGAAAACGCCCAGCCGAATTCGGATCGGTCGAGAGAAAGATGACGCTCAAAAGCGTAGGATGCGAGAAGCCGGTAACTGAAACAACGATCTTTGGCACCAAACCCGGCGTGTTGGTGTATCGACCGTTCGAAACCTCTGTGTAGTTGCTGCTCAGGCCTGCGTTGACAGTCCATGTCCCGCTATTGAGCAGGACCTCCCCGTCCCCCGTCCATGTAATCGTGTAATTTCCGCCGAAATCGGCGGACGCCGGCAATCGGATAGATCCGGCGAACCACTCGCCACCCACCGGCACATTCGGCCAGCCGTCGGCATCGATATATTGCGGCCAGGTGTTCGTTGTGGTCGTAAAGGCCGTGTTGTAGGGCCCTACGCACGCATCACCGGAGAGAAAGTGATTGATAAATGCGTAGTGGAACTGACTTGCAGAACCAACGTTGATGACGCTGCGTTTGGACAGAAGAGGATCGTTGAACGAGATTGGGTTACCTCGAGGAACCCTTGCCTCGCCCATCGAAGGCACAGCGCTCGCTATAGCTGCCATGCATCCTGCATGAACAAATGACCGTCGATTGATGGTCAGCATCCGGACGATCCTTTAACCGCAAGCACGAATGCTGCGATCCGTGTCCGCAAGCTCGTTACCAATCCACTTGTCAAATTCCCACCCACCCAAAAAGCAGCAAACTGGTCGTTCGTGCTTCCTCCGGAGACCGATCCTTTGTTATTGTTGGCCATCAGATAGATCGAAAAATTGGGAACAGACGATGAGGCGGCACTGACGGAGGCGAAGGACGTCGCGTTGTTATACAGAATTAAGCTCGTGCTGTTACCGCGCGTCAACGTCCAGCTGCCGATGCTCGACGTGTTGGCAGCTTGCGAAAAAGCCGCTTCGTTCAGATCGAAAAGAGCTTGCCCTCCATTGAGAAGTTGCAACAGCGACACGGTCGATGTGTCTTGAACGCCAATCGCATACGTGTTCGCGTTTGACGTCCGATTATTGAGAACGCAGCCCCCCATAGAGGCGCTATTGAGCGAAAAGGCACCGCCTGCGGTATTCGGATTGAACCCGGTATCAAGCCCTGAAAGAGCGTCATCAGGCGACCAATAATTGTCGGCTGAAAAGGTCAACGACCCAAACGGTGTCGCCGTGAAAGAAGTACTGCAAAGATTGAGCGATGCGGTCGAGGTATTTTTCGTCGTTGTGATGTAAAGGAGATCAAGAATTGAACCGCACGCACTCGCGCCAACTCCAGAACCCGCCATTGTCCCGGTGATGACGCCGTCGGTCACCAAGCCGCAAATCAACGTCGTGTAGGCAGATGTTTCGGTTCCACTCAAACCCGTCGTTCGAGCGAGGAACGCTGTGGCTTGCGAGCATCCGCCAGCGGCGCCAGAGGGCTTCCCTACCCCCAAGAGCGTCATCGATCCTGATCCGGCTGGCGAAACCGCCAACAGGACAGCGAACAGCGCCGCGTAGAGCGCCGTGATGTGAGAGCGAACGTTCATTCTGGATATCAAGGCGTTGCCGTCACGATGTAGCCCGACACCTGAATTGCCGATCCGTTGATCAGGCAGATATCGTTGGCGTTGACGGTTGACGCGGCAATTGCCTTTGCGCCGTTGCCGAATGCGACGCCCGCCTGCGCTGTGAGGTTCAAGCCCTTCGCCGCGGTATTGCCGCCGATCAAACCCAGCGGCGACGTTCCGCACGTAGTTCCGGAGCCTTCGACAATTCCCAGATTGGTTGTTCCGGCGGCCATGAGACCGATCGAGCAAATGTAGGTTTTCTTCGAGCTCGTTCCGGGGACAAGAACCGAAGATGCGGCGGTCGCGACGTCAATCCGGGTCCAGACGTGCGCGCCATATTCGCAAGGGTCGAGGAGCGCCGTCTTGGAATTCGAGTCCAGCAGTTGCGCCGCGCCAATGTTGACGCCGAAGCTGACCTGCCCGGGGAGCGGAGCGGCAGCAAGGGTTGCGACCGCCCGGATGCAGCCGATCAGCGTCGTGGCGCCTGAGGCTGGGCACGTTGTTTCGGTCCCAACGCCCAAGGCGACCGTGTTGGCGCCCACCGTCTTGAGGCGATCCTGCACGGTGTTTGCCGTTGGTGAGGCAGAGACGGCTCCGAGCGTGGTGAGTATGCCAGCGAGGTTGCCGCCGGTCTCAAGCGAAAAGTTGGTGATCGCAGCCGGCGGCGTCAGTGTGGCGATCGTCGCCGCGGGCAGGATAACAGGAACGGACGAAGCGGCGAGTTGCTGTCCCAACGAATAGGGCCAGAACGACCCGGTGACCGGGAACGTGCCGCCCGTCCCTGTGACCAGCAAGGCAGTGCCGTTTGCGGCCGTGTTGGCCAGCGAGACCTGCACGGGAGCGGCGGCAACGCCGAGCTCGACGCCGGCCGCGCTGCGCAAGTTGACGTGCTGCGCACGGTTGGCCGTCATCTGGAACAGGCCCTGCTTGCCATCGGCGACAGGGTTGTTGGTGGGCGTGTTCTGGAAGATGCCGCCGGCGCCGGCAAAAAGCGATGACCCGGCTGCGAAGCTCGCGCCGTCCGCGGTACTCACGCCCGATCCAGAGCAGTTTGCGCACTGGACGTTCAGATTGTTCGACGTCGAAGCGATGACGTTGCCGGCCCCATCAACGATCTGGGTCTTTTGCGTGCCGTCGCTCTGCTTGGTGGACGTCGCCGCGAGCGCGGGCAACGGAAGCGAAACGGCGCTGACCGGCTGCGTCGCCTGCCAGAAAGTGCCCGTCACCGGGGTCGATGGCATCGAAGCGATGCTGACGGGCTGGGTGGCCTGCCAGAATGTGCCGGTGACGGCGAACGAAGCGCCGGTGCCGGGCTGGATCCACAGCGGGTTGGTCGCGCTGGGCGCCGCTCCGAGGATCTGGGTCAGGTTGACGTTGCCGCCCCCGCCTCCACCGCCGCCCGTAATATTGACGTTGAGGGAGCCGGACGTGGAGCCGATCGCGTTGCCCGATCCGTCCTGCAGCTTGAAGGAAGGCGCGGCGGCGAAGCCCGGAAGCGTCACGCCGGCGCCGAACGCCATATAGAATGGATTGGCAGAGACGCCGAAGGCGTTGCCGTTGGCATCCGCCGGCACCGCCAGCGAACAGATCATTCCGGAGCACGAGAACGATTTGAAGGTCCGGATGACGTTGTTGCCATCCTTGGCGGTGAACGAGGCCTGAGCGAATGCCGAGCCAACAAGGGCTACGGAAACCGCGAGCGCGAGCGATAGCTTCCTGATCATTTGCCGGAAACCCCAAGATTGATCGCGACGCCGGCCGCGGCAGGCGTGTTATCGTTGTCGGCGATCGCGCCCGTCAGGCAGATGCCGAGGCCGGACGGGAAGAACAGGCCATCGCCAAGGGACAGCGGCGTGTTGCTGTTGGCAGGAAGCGGTACCGTCCATCGCGGAATGTCCGTCCCGCAGACGGGCGCCAGCGTCTTGTTGTAAAGCTTGAGAAAGTACGCGGTCGCGGTGCCGTTGCTGATCACGCCGCTCTTGAGCAGCGTCGGCGCGCCGCGCACCAGGTTGGAATTCGTGCCGGCCGTCGACAGGAATTTGACGGGTCCGCTTTGGGCGGAAGCCGGGAGCGACCACGCGAACAGCGCGATCGCGGCGACAGCCATGTAACCGGCGATCTTTCTCATGGCCGCTCCCTTCCCGGTCAACTGTTGACGCTGCCGTTACTCAGTCCAGGTCACGTCGACGTTGATGGTGGGGCCGGCCGTGGTGAATGCGGCCGGGAAGTTGATGCAGGCCTGCTGGGCCACGCCGCGCAGGATGACTTCCTGCGACATGGTTTCCGGGTCGAAGTTCCAGGTGACGGCTTGGGCGGCCGATCCGGTTGCCGCGGCAAAGCCGATCGACTGCGAACGCACGGTGCCGATCGCGGCGCCCGGGGTCGATGCGACGGTGTAAGCCTTGACGACCGCGGTACCGGCCGCGTTCGACGAATCCAGCGGGACCACCGACGGCGACGTCGAGGTACCGCCGGTGCTGGCGGCGGAGCGCAGCACCAGGTTGACGGTGGCGGTCTGCGCGGTGGCGTCGATGCCGGAAATCGTGATGCGCTTGATCCGCACCGTCTTGGTGGCGGAACCCGCGATGCATACCGCGTCCATGGCGCCGGTCTGCGGAATGGCGATGCCGACGGCCGCGGCGCTGAAGGTCGGGCGCTGGAACGGCGGGTTGGCAAAGCTCGGGGTCAGCGCGATCGCCTGCAGCGGCAGGAACGACAATGCGAGGCCAGCGAGAATGGCAGCGGAAACCAGCTTGCGACTGCGGATCATGGATATTCCCTTTTCCAAATGAAAAGGCCGCCCTGGTGGACGGCCTCGAAGGTGAAATGCGTGGTGGCGATTACTGGGCCGGCGGTTCTGCTTTGGGCTCAGGCTTCGCTTCCGGCTCCGCCTTGGCTTCCGGAGCGGGCGGCGGCGGCGGCGCGTTGGCGGCGTCGACCGCGTTCTTGAGCAGATTGAAGAAATAGACGGTGCCGCTGTTGGCCGCGGCAAGGCCGCCATCGCGCGTGGCCTTATCGAGAACCTGCAGCAAGGCCTGCTGCTGCGGCTCATTCAGCGTCAACTGGACGTCCTTGGCGAGGGCGGGCGCGGCGAGCGTGGTGGCGGCAATGGCGGCAACGATCAGGCGTTTCATTTTGGCTGTCCTTTGGTGGGTCTAGTAGTCTTCGGGTAGAACCGGTTCCGGATAACAGCGGCAGTTAGGGCCGCATCCGGCGTGATATCGATCGCCATTGGTGCTCGCGACCGGCGGGCTGTCCCAGCGAATGAATTTGCCGTTGAGCAGGCGGTGCGAACCGACCGGGTTGCCGTCCTTGTTCCGGACGTCGCTGTCCCCGACCGTGCGCCAGATGTAACCTTCGGAGCCGACATGGCGGGATCGGGCCTCGACCAGGCCTGAGGCGGTTCGGGAAACTTCCGTCCGAGCAATCATGTTGGCGCGGGCCACCGTCACTTCGCCGCTGCGCCCGATCTCCTTGGCGATCTCGCCGGCGCGCGTGGCGTTATTGATGCCCTCAAGCGTCAGGCGATGAACGCGCTGGGCGGCCTCGATCGGCAGGCTTTTGATCAGCCCGACGTTCTCCGCCAGCTTGGCACGAAGGAATTGCCCCGTTGGCGCGTTGGCGAGCTCCTCGCGCAGCGCCCGGCCCATGGCCTGCGAATTGGCTTCCCATGCCTTTTCGTCACGCCGGCCGACGTCGGCAATCATGCGCCCCGCAGCGACCTTCGCCCACGGCTCGATCACCTCGGCATACTTTGCAAGAATGGCGCGGATTTCGGCCATCCCGTCCGACGTCTCAGGATGATGGTTCCTGATGATGTCCCCGACGTGCCGCGCTACCTTGCGAAGCTGTGTCGCGTATTGCTTTTCAGCCTTGCGGACCTTGGCGAACGCGGCGCGGTCTTTTGGCGTATCGGTCCGGCGCCTGTCGACCGACCGGTAGCGCAATCCGACGGGCATTATTCATCGCCCGTGCCGTCAACGCCCTGCCCGTCCGCGATTACCGGGCCGGCGCCGACGCCTGGCGCGCCATCGATCTCCGACGGATCAGGTGGCTCGTCTGAGGCCGCCGCGATCTCTTCGTCGCTGATGTTCGAGAAAATGCCGGTGATGCGCGACGACTGTTTCAGTTCTTTCAGCGCGGTCTTTGGCGCGAGAATGCCCGCACCCTCGACGCGGTCGACAGCGGTCGAAACCTTGTCGGCTATCTCGGCTTTTTCCTTGTCGGACATTTGCCAGAGCGGGTTGAACTTGAAGCCCCACCCGTCGGGTAACTTGATGCCCAGCGAATTAGCCAGCACGATCAGCAGCGTGGTCATCGGCCGGCGAAGGCGCAACTCTTGCTGCTGGTTGATGCTGTCGTAATAGTTCCGGATATCGCTGTCGCCGGTAGCGTTGAGCCCGGCCGGCGATTGGCCGAACAGCCGAACCAGCGGGATATCCGCCGCGCCGGACAATTGCTGCCCGAACGCCAGCAGGACCTGGTCAAGCCCGGAGAACGCGTACTGATGCGTTTCGAACTTATCCTTGGCATCGATCAGGCTGACGCCCTCATTGGTCTGGTAGCGGCGCATCATCTCGACCTGGCCGACCAGGCCTTCGAGGGCCTTGCCGCCGGCGGCGATGATGTTGCGCAATCCCTCAACCGCCAGGGTGCGCAGATGTGCCTTGTAGACGAGCTGGGCCGCGCCCTGCGTCGTGCTGTCGAACGCCACCAGGCGGTCGTACAGCCGCTCGAGCACGGACATGCCGTAGAGGTTTTCCGTGATCCGCTGCCAGAACGGCAGGTCGACGCCGTCGTAGCGCAGGCACCGCGTGTAATGGATCTTCATCCGCGGGATGGCGAAGCCCTCGACCACGGTCTCATAGTATTTCGGCTTGCCGAGGTCGGGCCCGAGCTCGGTGACCAGCTCCGAATAGTTCGGCTGGACCATCCAGCGATCGAGCACCAGGATGCCCTTGAAAGCGCCCTTCTGCACTGTCTGCGGCCGCAGCGGCGTATCGGGCTTCTGCCCGTCGATCATCATGAAGCCGATGGCGCCGCCGTACAGCCGGCCCCATTTGGCGGTGGCGTTGATGCCGGGCCAGATCGCCAGATCGTTGAAGCCGTTATGCAGCTTGTCGAGATCATCCGGGTCGATGTCGCCGGACATTTCGATGCCGGCGCGCGTCATGTCGTCGGCGGGGCAGTCGACCACCTTTCCGCAGATCCATGACCCCCGGTACATCCATTCCAGCAGGCCGCGGTTGCGGCTGATCGGATTGAACCCGTATGTCGACGCTGACGACTGGTTGTCGGTACCGATGCCGACCTTGGCGGCAAAGTTCTGGAAGCTATCGCTGGTGTGGATCAGCTTCGCGGTGGCGACTTCGGCCCGGATGGCCTTCTGCAGGGTGCGCTTGGTGGCGCCCCGGGCGGAATCGGGTACCGTTATTGTGGATACCGGCTGGGGCGGGCGAAGACGAGGCATCAAAACCGCCGATACTCAGCTATTGGTTGTTTTTGTCCAACCGGGAGATTTCTATGACCTGCGTGATTAAAGTGACCCGCAAATCGAACAAGAAAGTCGTCTTGTTGAACATCGACAACGTGCAGATGATCACTCCGGAAAATGCAGGCTGTCGCGTTAAGTTTCTCGGAAAAGACGATGCGATCACCATCGAAGACGATATCGACGTCGTTGCCGCTCGCATTAAGCAAGCGCGCTAGCTCGCGAGCTTCGCCCATGTTGCAAGGTTATCGCCCGCCAGCGCGTTGAACGCTTCGGCGGTGGCATCCGCGTCGTCGTCGTGCGCGGCGTCTGGAAAGCTCTCCAGCGCCGTGAACCATTCGTCATTCCAAGGCCCGCGCAGCACCATCACGTTGCCGGCTTCTGCCTGGGCGGAGAACGGGCTGAACCGAACGACCTTGTCGCCCGATATCGGCCGGGCATGGACATTGAAGCCCGCCAGCAGGCGGATCAGGTGCTCGGCTTGCGCCTTGCCGGCTTGCGCCGGATCCTGAGGCAGCGCGATCTCGGTTTCGAAGCCGTCTTGCTGAGCTGTGTTGACCAGCAGGCGCTCGACTTCTGAAGGCCGCATGCGCCCGCGCGTATGATGCGCGACGATGAACCGGCCGTCGATCGTGCGGCCGATCTTGCTGCCGGCCGTCCAGTCCGGATCGTTGGTTTCGGTCTTCGGCGTCGCCGCCAAATCCCAGCCGCGGACGAAATACGTTCCCGCGGGCACCACGTCGATGATTTGACACCAGCCGCGCTGAAACAGCAGGCCGGCCGCGGCGCGGATTTTCCAGTTGCCGCCAAGAAGGCGTTCCCGCTCCACCGATGGCAGCGCCATCAGGTTGGCCATGTAGCCCGGGTCGGCCTTCATCAGGGCCCGGTTGTCCGTCAGCTTCGCCGGAATGAACGTCAGCGACTTCGGCGGAATCGGGGCCATCACCCCGTCTTCGTTCAGCGCCTCATATTGCGCGAGATCTTCCGGCCGATCGGCCCAGATGATATTGTCGCCGATACGAACAAACCAGCGCAGCACGCCGGCGCGTTCCGGGATCGGGTATCCGGTCTCCTGATTGATCCACCAAGCGATCAGCTCGGCGACCCAACTATCCGCGTCGGGGTTGCACGTCGCACGGACATAACCGCGAATGCCCGTCATCGAGCGATTTCGCGAAAGCATGTACCAGAATTGCTTCTGGGTGAAATGCGTCAACTCATCGAAACAGATGAGCGGGATCTGCGATCCCTGCCAGTTGAGGACGGTCTTATCGTGCTCGAGGTGCGAGAGCGAAACCGTCGTCCCGGCGGGAAACGACCAATAGAGATCGTGTTCCTTCGGAACGCCGCCAAGCAGCGGGAATAGTTTCAGGCTCTCGTCCCAGAGGCCGCCTTCGTTCCTGATCTGCGGCGTGGTGCGCCGGAAGATGACCGCGCCGAAGCCCGGCACATGGACGTGGCGCAGGCACTCCAGCAGTTCGGCGAATGTCTTGCCGCCGCCGGCCGCGCCGCCGTAAATCGCGATATCGGCCGATGAGGCCAGAAACTGCGATTGCGGACCAGGTTGCGGGCCGATGACGACCCTAGCCGATCCGTTCTCAACTTCTCCCATTGTCGGGCAACTGGACGATGGTCACGACGGCGGCCGGTACCAGGTCTTTGCCGTCCTTGCCGGTGTGCTCACGCTTGTTCGTGAAGGCCCCGCCGACTTCCTTTGCCGCGGCCTCCAGAATGCTCACCACGATGGGAGCGGCGTTCTTGTCGGCGAAGTGCTCGAGTTGCCGGTTCAGATGCCGCAACCGAACCGCCTTGTTGGCGATCGGGATGGCGTCGATGTCCGAGAGGAACGCCTTCCGGGTTTCGGCGAACAGCGTCTTCAACTCGTCAGCCAGCGCCGCGCCCGACTTTGTCGACGGATTGTAGAATGCGACCCGGTTCCGCTTTAGCTCGAAGCCGAACTCCTCCTTGAACGCCTTGGCCGCGGCCGTCGGCGTCTCGAAGCACGCAAGCTGTTGAACCAGAAAGCGCTTCTGAAGGAACGTGAGTTCTTCACTATTAGCCATGCCGTCCGAGCCGGTTCAATTTCAGTCGGCTCCCTCGACGTAGCGAAAGCCTTGGATGGCCCGGAAGTGTCCGCCGTAGCCGGTGCTGGCCCCGCCGCCGGACTTGATCATCTGGGTCCGCGATCGCGCCTTGCTCTCACCGAACAGGCGCGCACTGACCTGGGCCCACATCGGATCCCGGCGAAGCGCCGCGGCCAATCCCGGGTGCGACGTGTGGAACAGGGTGAGCAGCGGCAGGCCGTACCGATTGCGTCCGCGCCTCCATGCTGCGCAGACGGCGTTGAGGAACCGCATGCCGACCCCGGCGCCCTGCCATTCCGGCATGACGACCAGGCGGCAGGCCCGGGCTTCGACGAAGCCTTGTCGGGTCGAGAACGCGACGTGCGCCACCGCTTCGTCGCCGACGAAGCCGACATAGCAGGTCGCGGCGATCATCCTGGGCGCCTTCAAATAGTGATGCGGCTCAAAATACGGCCACCATCGCCAATCGGTCTCGACGATCCGGAGTTCGATTGGAGGCCGTCGTTGAAGCCACCTCCCGGAAAAGCGCCCGGTGCGGGTATCGAATACCCAATCCGGCTGCAGCCAATCCAGAATGTCGTAATGGCAGGACAGGACGACGACTTGGCCGGCGGTGCGGCGCCAGGCCTTGGCGAAGGCGTGAGCCCCGACCATGGCAATCTGGCGATCGACGACGCTGGTGAATTCATCCACCACAGCGCGCGGCGGCGCTGTACAGACGAGGCGCGCCAGATCCGCGCGGAAGCGCTCGCCCGTCGAAAGGACGTGATAGGGCCGAAGCCATGCCGGAACCGAACCAAGCCCGACCGCAGACAGGGCGCCGGTGACCTGGTCAAAGTCGGCGTCTGGCGCGATAGCGTCGATGATCGGCTTGTCGACCGGCCAAGGGTCATTTCCCCATAGGGCGCCCGGACCAAAGATTTCCTGGCCGATCGAGGACTTGCCCGACCCGGACGGCCCGACGACCGCGCCGATATTCCAGCCGGGCTCCTCGATGGGCAGTTCGGCCTCGAGGTCGAAGCGGGTGCCGTCGTCGACGTTGAAGAGCGATTTGACGCGTGCGGCCCGGTAGCTGGCGGCGTCCTCGCATTGGTGATGGATGGCGACCTTCATGTGGTCACCACGCGCAGCTTGCAATGCGTCAGGGTGCGCAGCGCATCGTACAGCGCTTGCTGAACGGCCGCGTTCGGGCAGATGACGATCAAGCCGTATTGCTCCCGATATCGGTTGTCGGGAGGCTTCCGGGTCGAATTCGTCGGAAGCACGGGCAGCTTCTTCTTGCGGACGCGGGTCGCGTTAACGACGCGCGCAATCTCCACCGGACGGATAGCGCCCGGAGACTCGTGTTTGGGCATGATCTGAGGCACACAATTTCCCGCCGTGGTCACGGTGGCGGGATGATCGCGAGAGCGATCGGCTCAAGGTCATGCGAGTTCATAGCTCGCGGTTCGGGGTGTTACAGCACCCCTGCCCCCGTCTCTTACGGCGGGGAAATTGCTACGTGAGCGTCACGGGCAGAACAGGTACGCGGCTGCCCGAACAATTGGCCGTCGGTGGCCTCAGGCCGCTCTGCCGTCGAAGCCAGGCGTCCCCGGCCGCTCAACTTGTTTGGTGCCCCGGGATGCATTCTTGCGGCGATGTCCCCTAACCTTGCGGCTGCGGGTGACGGCGCTTCCGGGGCGAAAGATTATCGTTTGTCCCAGCACTTGCAGTCTGGGTGGTTCCAGCTCTGGCCTGAGGGAGTGCACTGCCAATATGGCGGACATTCTTCGGGAGCGATATCGGAGCGAAGCGCCAACCAGGCAACCGCCGCGTACAGCGCCAACGCTCCCGCTGCGAAGGCGGTCAACAGCACGGCCTGCCCCCGCGCCAGGGTCGGATTGCCGGGGCAATGCGTCATGCGTCGGCTAGCCGACCCAATGCCCAGATGATCGACGCCACGCCGACGCAGATCAGCAACACCATGATGCCGAATTCAATCATGACGATACTCCCTCGTTACCGCTGGCAGTTGCCGCACGCGAAACCAATATCGGCGACTGCCACTGTGGGACCTTCGGACGCGGCGTCGACCAGGTGGCGGACGCCGGCGGCATCGGCGCCGTACCTCCTCACCACGCCGACGAACTCTTCGACGTCATGGCCGCGTATGGTGAACGCCGGCATGCCGGTGGATTTCTTGAAGCGAGGAAGCCCGAATTCGTCCCGCTCCTGCCCGCAATGATAAAGCTCGTGCTCCACCAGGGCGCAGAACTCGGCATCGCCGCAACTATCGGCATAGGGAGCAAAGAACGTCAGCAGGAAATCGGGCCAGAAACCAAACCATTCGAGGATCTGTTGCTCTGCCCTGCCCCGCTGCCATTTGCCCATGCCGCCGATGTTCTGGCCGAACTCGGCTTGGCCAATGATGGTCCGGCCGGCGCGGCCGTTCGGGACCGTGGTCCAGAGGCAGGCGAGTTTGGCCACCTGCAGATGGGCGTGATCTTCGTTCTGCAGCGGCGCGCCGTCGGCGATAAAGGTGGCGGTCAGCCATTCCAGCAATTCCGGCGCCGGCAGGAAGGTGATGCCGTCGCTGGCGCTCTCGATCGAGAACAGCGATTGCGGCGGACGCGGACGCTCAAGCATCCTTCGGCTTCCTGCGCACCGGCGCGATCAGGCCAAGCTTGCGGGCGGATCGGATATTGACGAACGATTCCGGATCAATCTCGATCATCCGCCGGCGGTCGAAGGACCGGATGTAGCTGCGCCGCTTTACTCTGGCGCTTTGCCCGTTCTCAGCCATTTGGCGATATTCGCGATCTCGCGGGCGAGCTCGGAGCGGGCTTCATGGAAAGCATCGGGCCGCGCATGAGACGGCGGCGGCAGGCAGCGGGCGCGAGAGGCAATATCATCAAGCCTGCTTGCGATCTCCGCCCGGATGAACGGCGCGGAAGTTCCAGCCGTCTTTGCCGGCGAAGGTGATGGCGTCGGCGCCGATGTCGATCGAGATCGCTCGCGATTGGTCCGCGAACCGCGATACTCTGTCGTGAACGGCTTCAAGGTCGATGCTCAACTTTTTGAAGCCTTCGGAGGCTGGCGATGCGTGGCCGGAGCATGGGAGCAACCTGACGACGTGGCCATTGATCTGGATCGGCGTTTGCCGGGCTTTGATGTTCTCGAAGAAGTCCGCCGCAAGATCACAGCAATGGGCCGGTGTGCGGCCTTCGACGAACACAGTGTCGTTGAAGCCGATCGCGACGCCCCAACCGTGCTTGCCGGGCGCGAGAAATGCCGCGATCAGCCTTGGAAGCTGGAAGCGCAGCACGTAATCGAGTTTCGGCGCAGGCCTCGCATGCCGGTTGCGCTTGCGATCGGTTTTCCGATAGCCGCTGCGACCGCTCATGGCGTTTGCCTCGAAAGGGGGCGCAGGCTGGCCAGCTCCAGGCACAGGGACCATTGAGAAAGCTGGCCAGCCGCGCAACGCGCCGGGGGCAACCGTGGCGCGCTATCTCAGATGCGTTACGAGAAATCCGCCTAGCGGATCGGAACGCTTGTTCTTTTGAAAATCATCAGCCGCGGCGAGCATGCGCACGGTCCAGGCGTCAAGGGACGCGTCGCCCGCGAAGGGCTTGGTCAACTGTTTGGCGCGCGCTTCACATGACGGTACGGGCTCTGCCGACCCCGCGATGTCGGAGGAAGGTCGAACCATACGCGGTACCCAAAACGAAAAAACCCGCGGCGAAATCGCTGCGGGCTACATAGCTTTGTCCAACCTTGAATTTCGGTAGTGAAAACGAAAATCAGGAAATTGTCAAATCTGCCTGTAGCAGAAGGTTAACTTGAAACGCGAAAGCGGCAACATCGCCAACAAATCCGCGGCTTAGAAAGTTAACGGCGACCGGCTCTTTTGGAGGCCACGCAAATTGCGGCCGCAAATCATTTCGGAAGTTTTTGGCGTTCCCACTCCGATAGGTAGTGCGGGTCTAGATATTTGAGATCGCGCCGACGCGGTATATTGAGCCGGGCGATATCTTCGGCCTTCGCGACTTCAGACGCCGGCACCCACGTCGTGATGATGAATTTGGGGAAGTCTTCAATCCGCACCTGAAATGCATCCGAACACGTCTTCAGCACCGTCACGCGAACGTAAGCCTTGTCCCCCTCGCGCAAATGGAGATGCGGGATGTATTCCGTCATCTCGTTTCTGTCTTCTGCAAGCGAAAATCCTCTCGAGCGCGCAACGTACATAGGATGTCCCACGCCTTTTCCAATTGATCGGCATCGAGCTGCGGGCTGAGTTTGCGCTGCAAGAGCATGAACGCATCCTTCAGCGGGTTGAGCTTGATCGGTGCGGCCTTGGTCGGCGGCGGCAGCGACGGCCGGATGCGTTTGCGCCTGGCGCGCTTCTGCTTTTTTGAAAGGCCGGTGGTGCTGTCCGGCAATTCGTCGATGACGACCTTGAGGGCTTCGCGCACCGCGATGAGCTGCTGATAGCCTACATGGACATTCTCGACACACAGCGCCTCGGTTTCGGATCGCGATGCCATCGGCAAGATGCGCTGCAGTTCCTTGAACGCCCGGGTCGCTTCCTTTTCGCGCGCCTCGCGGTCGTCTTCATCGAGCAGGCGTCCAAGATCTATCTCCGCCGCCTCCTTGCCGCCGTTGCTCTCCGCAACGAACTCGCGGATGTAGTATGGCGATGCCGACGATCGCGAGAGGTTCTTGTAATATTCGAACCGGCCATAGATGCCGGCGATGCGCAGGCCGGCGGATACTTCGCGCGGCGTCAATTGGCCGGTGGCGCCCAGGCGGGTGAGTTCGGTGGCAAAGGCCGCGTCACTGAAAACCTTCGACTGATCGGCCAGCATGCGCTGCCACAGCGCGCCGGTCATTTCCGGGGGAGCTGTTGCCGCGGCCGGCTTCAGCTTCCCCGACGGGTACCGCTCGCCTTCCGCGCGCGGGCGCCCTCGCTTCGTATTCGCCATGTGCACACATTCCCCTGATGCTCATGGTCCCCTTGCCTTTCGATCGATCCCCCGCGCCCGTTCTGGCGCCGATGGTACGCGGCCGATTCTGGACCCGCGGTGATGCTACCCGCGCAACGCAAAAACGGCCGCAGCCCGAAGGATGCAGCCCATGCGATGCGCGTCTGTCGATGATCTCACGATATCCCCCGTGTGAACGGGGTATATATGCACCCGATTTGGGTTAAAAATCCATAGCAATTATAATGATGTAACGGAACCGGCTAAAGCAGCGCTGCATGTGGTGGTATTCTATGCTGGGTCCTCGGCTTGAAGAGCGGGCGGCTGACGATGACCGCCAAAAGACGGCCCCGCCCTGGGGGGAAGAAGCCGGCGGGGCCGCTTACGGCGTGCCCGATGTCCACTGCAGGCACACGCTTTAAACGGCGGTCATTCCCTCGTGTTCCCGGCTCCGGATTGGCTGATCAGCAATTTTAAAAATTCCGGTGGCCTGATTTAGGCTTAGTGTGTCCCCGCCAGCCGGGGTGACCGCCATGCAGGACTACCAAAAACACCTAGAAAAACTCAGGACAGACGCGGTTGAATGTCGGCTGATCTGCGACCTTACGACTGATTCCAAGAAACGGGAACTATTTGACCGACTGGCCCTGCACCTCACGACGCTCGCTGATCAAGTCGAACTCGCGATGATCGAAGCGTCCAATTCCAAACAGGCCTAATCTGGTAGCAGGATCTCAGGCGGCCCCGCCCTTGATGATGCCGGGCCGGTCCATCGGCAACGGTGGGCCCACGGTCATGAGCCTCCGCGCAACATCGACGCGGCCGGCGACCTGGTTGCGGAAGGCGTCGCCATTGAGGTTCGCAGCCGCAGCGCCGCGGATGATTTCCTGCAGGGCCTCGTAATCTTTGCCGATCTCGTTGCCCCATCGCTTCATGCGCAGTTCGACGGCGAGGGTTTTTTCGCCGGTGCGGCCGGCGACGATCTGCAGGCCTTCGGAGAAACACCAATATTGCGCAGCCAGCTTGGCCGCCGCGGCTTCCTGTTCGGGCGATGCCGGCGGTGGCGCCGCTGGCGCTGCGGCAGCAGCCTGCCCGCCCCTCGCCGCCTTCAGCTTGGCCCGCTGCCGCTGCTTGCGTTCGGTCGCCGTCGGGTCTTCCCGGTCCGGCTGGCGCTTGTCCCAGGTCGAGAGATAGTCCTGCTCGATCCAGCCTAGCTGCTCGAATTCCTTGAAGACCGCGACAACAATTTCGGGTTCTAGATTGTGCAACGCCGCACACTCAAAGGGATCGAAGTCAGCGACCCATCCGCGAGGCTTTGACTTGTTGGCGGCAACCAATAGCGACGAAGCTATCGCCTGCACATCCGTAATCGACGCGCCGGTTTGTCCAGCGACGTAGCGGAATTTCGGATGCCCGGGAAAATCGTTGTACAAGCGAAACCAGTCATAACGTCTTTCGCGGGCTGGCCATGGCGGCCGCCCGGATTGGTTCATGCCGCGTCCTTTCTTCGGCGAAGCGCCTCAGGAAGCTCCGGATAGTCATCGAAAGAAAAAGACGCGCCGCCGGAGCCGATTTCAAAGGATGGCGGCGGCGCGTCAGTTGCCGCACCTGAAGTCCCACGGTGTTGCCTGGAAACCGTGTCTGGTGGCGTGCGGGTCTCGGTGAAGGGATTGGGAAGGTCGATCAGCGACGCGCCCGGAGTATTCGCAACCGCATTCTGATCGGTCGCTACTAGCTCCGGGGCGTCGCCGGCGGCACTCTCTCCGCCCGTCACGTCTACCGACGTTGGCGGCTGATCCGCGTCAGCCTCGCCTACTCGCAACCCCGTTCCGGTGGTCGATCGTCTTACGGGACCTGTGATCCCAGCCGTTCCGGTTTTGCCTCTGGTTGCTTTCGCTACGGGATTGGTCGCCGGCGGTGCGTGCGAGGGCGCGTCCGCCCCTGCCCCCTCAACAGATGCCGGGTCACCTGGCGCGAGTGAATACGACGGTTGGGAAGCGCTCGCGCTCGCCGCTCCATCCGTCCCCACGCCGGCGATCAACCGTCGTGAGCTTGCGGTGTCTCCGCTTGGTGTCTCTGAATTGTCTTGGGCCTCGATCAGGTCGAACAGCCCGGGCACCGCGCGCGCCGCCTCCGCCTCGCGGCAATACTTCACGCCGTCGCGCCAATAATCCGCCGACAGCTCGATGCCGTAGCCGCGCCGCCCCATCTTGATCGCGCAATACGGCACGGTCATCAGGCCGCCGAACATGTCGAGCACGATATCCCCCGGGTTCGACATTTGGCGGATGACGCGTTCGACGATATCGAACTGCAGCGGGCACAGGTGCTTCTCGCGCGATTTCTGCGCGGCGATCGTGTTGAGCGTCCGCATGCGGACTACATCGGTCCAAACGTCCGGGTGCCAGCTCTGCACCGGTGTAATGCAAAAATCGGGGAACAGCTTGTTGACGGCGCGCAAGGCATCGTTGCAGGCCACATGGTGCTCGACGTCATAGACGGTCGTCAGGGAGTGCTCCTTGTAGCGGGCGAAGACACCCTTGGGCGGCAGCGCGGCCAGCTCGGACGGCGTCAGCAAGCGGTTGCCGGATGACCTGGTGACGCCGCCGGCGTCGATCTGCCAGCGGCCGACGGTGTAATCGTCCATCGACTTCACCACCGGCTCATCCGCATAGCCGCGCGAGCGATCGGTCTGCGGCTTGCGGAAAATGTGCAGATACTCCACCAAGCCCACGCCCATGCGTGAGCCGTCCTTGCACTGTTCGGTCCAGCCCAGACGATAGGACTGCGCATTCTCGCGCACCACGTCGGTGGCGATGTATTTGGTGCCGAGATAGGCAAAGCCGTGCTTGATGAAGTGGGCCTTCACCTTGTCGGCGAACGGCTCGACCGTCTGGAAGCCTAGCCCGGTGCGCGAGCCCTCGACGATTCGGTCTTTGCAGTGGATCACGCAATCGCGGCCGGGCTTCAGCACCCGCAGCAATTCCGGCGTCAGGAAATCCATCTGCTCAAAGAAGTGCGCGTCGTCGTCGGTGTGACCGAAATCATTATAGGACGGCGTGTACTCATATTGCGTCGAGAACGGCAGCGACGACACGATCAGCCCCACGCTGCCGGATTCCATCCGGCGGGTTTCTTCGACGCAGTCATTGTTGACGGCAGTGAAGAGCTCGCCCTTGACTTCCTGACGCTCTGTTCCCATCGCGCGGGTAAGCGCCATGCCCAGCGATGTCTTGGCGAGGCCGTATTCGCGCATCAAGGCGGACATGCGCGCGGCCTGTTCGTCGTACCGCTTCCAGCGCGTTTTCAGCTTCTCGACGATCGCCCGCTCCGCTTCGGTGGCGATGATATCGATCCGAACCCGCGGCTCGTCGCCGCTGAAATGGGCAAACCCCTGCCCGTACCGCTGAATGCGGTGAATGGCCTGGATGAAATCCTTGAACTTGTAGCCGACGCCCAGGAACACGGCATGCCAGCAGAACGCCTGATAGTTGCCGCCCGACCCGATCATCGACGGCTTGCCGGCCATTTCCTTGATCTCGCCGCGGGCAAATCCGGTCAGCGTTTCCTCACGCTTCACCAGATCCATCGTCCCGGTTACCACGGCGACTTCCGGCACGGCCTTCTTGATGGCGTCGCGCTCGTCGTTGAGATCGTGCCAGATCAGCCGGTGGGCCTCCGGCAGCTCGCGGCGGATATCGGACAGCTTGGCGATCCGGGCCGGGATGCTGTCCCGCTTCTCCGCCGAGGCCTGCTTGACGCCGAGGGCGGCGTTCTTGAGCAGCACGCCCTGCTTGAGGGCGCGGCCCTGCGCGTCCATCTGGCCGGTTTCTTCGGCTTCGGCGTTGGAATGATCCGACGGCACTTCATGCCAGCGGATATCGAGGTCCGGCAGGATGTAGCCTTCATCGGAGAAGTCGTCGCCCAGGTCGGACGGCCGATACAAGAACAGCGCCCAGGACGCGACCCAGAGCCAGAATTCCTGTTCTTTGTGCGGGTGCAGGGTGAGTTCGTCCGCTTTCTCCGAATTCCTCTTGAAGAACCGTGTCCGCGCCTGCCCCACGTCCATGATGCCGAGATAGGACGCATAGGCCAGCAGCTCGGTATAATCCTGCGGGTCCGGCGTGGCGGTGGCAACGAACCGGTACGCGATGCCGGTCCAATTGCGGACGAACTCCCAGAAGGTCTTTGATGACTGGTTGCGGAGGATATCGCCCTCGTCGAACGTGGTGCCGCCGAACAGCGCCGGGTCGATCTTCCCTTCCCGGACGCTTTCCGTGTTCGTCAGATTGATCGCGTCGGGATCAACCTCATCGCTCGACTGGACGAACTTCAGCTTGATCGCGAAATCGCCGGTGAAATATTCTGCGGCATCATTGAAGAATGAAAGCCGGGCGCCCAGCGGCACCACGATCAGCACCGGCCGGCCCGTGTGCTTCTTGACCAGGCGCATCACTTCGAGGTGCCACGTCGTCTTCTGCATGCCAAAGCGGGCGAAGAACGCCCGGCACCCGCCGGCGCAAGCCCACTGGACCGCGACGCGGACATGCGGTTTCAGCGCCGGATTGATATCCGCCATCTCGACGTCGAAGCCGACATTCGCCGCCAGCTTGACCTTGGCTTCCAAGAACTGGCGATATGGTTCGGGAGCGTTCACAGCATCCCCAGCGCTTGCATGTAGGTTTCGAGGATGGTTTCCTGTTCAGCGCGCTCGTTGGCGTCCTGCTTGCGCAGGCGCACGATGGTACGCAGCGCCTTGACGTCGTAACCATTGCCCTTGGCTTCGGCATAGACGTCGCGGATATCGTCCGCGATCGTCTTTTTCTCTTCCTCGAGCCGTTCAATCCGCTCGACGATCGCTTTCAGTTGATCCTTCGCGAATCGTGTCGCGGGTTCGTCGTGAACGGCTGTCGCGGTCGCCATGCTCAACGCTGGCCTCCGATCGAGCCTTCCGAACTGACGCTTTCGAGAACGCGCAAGATAGCCGCAGCGCGAGCCTTAGCCGCGCTAATCGTGCCATCACGATGGTCCAAGCCAAGGCGGCGAGCCACTTCAATTTCATGCTCCAGCGCGCGCATTTCGTTTTGGGCCGTCTCGATGAACAGCCCGACTATTTTATCCATCAGCCAGGACGGGATTTCCTTGCGCCGGCCGCGTCGGATCAGATGAACCGCAGAAGCCGTGATCTTCAATGCAGATGCGACGGACGGGCGGATATCTTCGACGGTCCGCCCTTTCTGATCGGCGATCAGGTCTTCGGTACGCGCGAGATACTGCCTCGCCACCGCTCCATCATTCACCGCTGCGCGCATTGCCCCTTGGCGATACGATTCGCCACCCTGCTTGGCTGTCGACACTCTCAATCTCCTCCATGCTGTTGCACATGGACGAGCACTCAACTGAACCCGAACTCGATACGTGGAAGCCGCTGCGAACGGTCTCCGCGCCACTGCTAAAATCGTTTCACGTGAAATCTTGCAGCACCGCGGCGGCAACCGCAGCGCTAGCCAGTCCTCACGAAAAACAGAATGTAGAAAGAAGCTCCGATCGAGCTGGCCGCGACGCAAAGAAAGAAGACGCCGAAAATCAGCGCACCTACGTCGATCAGCGCCTGAAAGATTTTGCTGCGTTCGAACGGCGCGCCAGGGGCGAGACCGTCAAACACCGGAATTAAATTGCGCCACCGCCGCGGCGCATGCGCGTGGCCGGGCATCCATCGTCCCCCCGATGTTCGGTCACGCGCGATCATGCCGCGCTCGCTTTCGATTTTGGCGCCGGATAGATGTCCGGCCTCACCTTGTGAGGAGGAACCTTGGCGAGTTCGGCAATCTGCATCGCCCGCTCAGCGGGCACGCGTTCCCACGAATAGAAGGAAGGGTGCTTGATGCCGAGAATTTCGGCCAGCCGCACGATCCCGCCAACTTCCTTGGCCGCTTTGGTGACTACGTCGAGCATCGCGGCAACGTAGGAGATGCCTACCTACTTTGTCAAGCCCGATGTAGGTGACTACGTGGTAGGCTCAGCCTACTATGCAAAAATGGAATTGTTTGAACGACTTAAGGTCGCCCGAAAGCGGAGAGGTCTGACCCAACAACAAGTGGCGGACCACTTCGAGATCGCGCGCGTGTCGGTCACGCAGTGGGAGGGCGGCACGAGTCGCCCCGACCAGGCCAAGTTCGCCGCCTTGTCCGACCTCTATGATGTTCCGCTTGATTGGCTACTCGGCAAGCTAGGCGAAGATTCATTGCCCGCGCTCATTCCGAAAGGCAATGAGCCGACGCTTATCAAGCGGTCCAAGCCGCGGCGCGTTTTCTTGCGGGAATGGCGGGAATACATGCACGCGAAGGTCGCCGATTTGGCGAAAGCTATTGATCGCGATCAGGATTACTACGAATACCTTGAGCAATACCCGCACAAATTCAGCATCGAACAGCTCGACATCCTGGCTACGAAAATGGGCGTGAGCTTTGATCAGCTCTGGTTTCCGCCACCGGCGGCTGTCGCCAAGAAATCCAGCTCTGAACCGGCTCGGAAGAAAGCTCGCCGATGAACCGGCTGGTTTCCGGCGCATTGCTTGCATTCGCATGGTCGATGACCACGATTGCCGACAACGATCCCGCGGCGGCTCAGACCGACAGCGAAAAGCGGCGCATTCAGGAATTGCTGGCGCCACAGGGCGCACGATGGGCTAAGGCGCGCCGCGCCAATCCCGTGGTCGACGGCGCGATCATTTGCCCTGACCTGGCCACGGTTGATCTGGCTACCGACCAGGCGGTGGCGGCGGCCGGCGATCGAACTCTGAGCGTCTTATCTCAAGGCAAGAGCGAACGGATCCAACGCGCGATGCCGCAGCCGGATCTCGCAACACTCGGATGCGCCTTTGTGCCGGCGGGCACGCCCGTGCTGATCGAAGAAACAAATCCAGTTCCTTTAGTTCAGGTTGAGATCAACGGATCACCCTTCAGAGGCGTGACCCATCCGGCGATGGTCGGTCGGTAAAAATCTAAAGCCCCTTCCCTGCCAAGCCACTTCCCCGCGCGCGGCATCAGAACAGGTGTCTCGGTTTATATGTATGTGTCTAAGTCTGAGGCGTGACACGTCACGGTGGTCACGCATGTCACACGTGACATCTCCCGACGCCAGATAAGCCGTTGATATTTTGAAAGCAGGCGCTCGAAGAAGACCGAGCGCCGATCATTTTTCCACAGCAATCCACAAGCGGCCCGCGGGGTTCTCCCCGCTGACCGGTGGAAAGTTGCGATGTCACGCGTGACATTGAGCGGTCAGGCTGCGGCGGCGCGAGCTTCGGCCGGGACGCGGCCATGAAACGCCAGCAGGACTGGCTCTTCGACGTCCCCGCTCCGATCTTCCACCATTTGCGAAAACGCCACGACGCCGGTGACTTTCTCGCTCAGCCATCGGGCTTTTCGCTGCGCTTCTTCGGCATCGACAACGGAGTAGGACTGGCCGCCGATGAGGCGATTTTTGCTATCAAGACAAAAGACTTGGACGAAAAACATCTGCTTATAGGCCATTGGACGCTCCCAGTTACAACCCCGGGATGCTGACTCGGATTTGAGAACAAATCAAGAACATGGTGAACGGTTCGTAAAAATAAATGTAGCCGTTCCCTACATTCATGCTTGACGATGTAGGTAGGCATCTCCTACATTTCTCTTCGACGGTGATTCACCGCTGGAGCGAACCGATGGAAGCGACCTTCAACAACGACCTGCTGATCACCGCTTCCGGCGAGATCGATCACGCGTACATCAAGGCCAGCGCCCGGGCTCGCGCGAATAGCCTGTACGGCGTCGATGTCACCGCTGATGACGTCGCCTATTGGATCGAGAAGCTGACCGGCATGGCGGAGATGCTGGCGGCCAAGCACCGCGAAGCCCGCGCCGTGCGCCACGCGAGGGCCGCGTGATGGCCGATCAACTTGCTACGCCATTCCGCTACACGATGAAAATTCGCAACGTCGCCTATGGCGCCGACAGCCTTGCGTTGCTGTCTGAAATCTACAGCCGCGTGCGCGGCGCGAGCGGCGAAGGATGTTCGACTTTCCGGCCGGTGAATGTCTCCGAAGGCGGCGTCGAGATCGGGCACGTCTCCTACAACGGCCGCATCTGGGATCAGCCGCTTAACGCCGGCCTGTGGATGCCGCCCTGCTTGGACACCAGCAAATTGCTTTTTGATAACCGCATGGAGCCGGCGTGATGCTCAAGCCCGTCCCCTTCGAAGTCATTGGCGCAAGCCTCAAGCGTGGGTCCGAGATCAACCGCGACCGCGCCGCGATCGAACTGGCCGCCTACGTCATCGGTCTCCTGAAATTCGATCCCGCCATCCATCCCGAATACCGGGAAGAACTGTTGAAGCGCGCCAACAAGGTCCGTCAGTCCCAAGGCAATGGCGCGGTCGTATTTGTTGCCGAGACGGCGGCGACTGTTCGTGCAGCGGCGGAGTAAACCATGTCAGACCCAACCACACAGACCAAGCGCAACGGCTATTCGCTCGAAGCCGATCTGCAACCGATCTTCGAAGGCAAGGTGCCGCTGCCGAACGCAAAGCCGGTCGAAACCGATGTCGGCGCGAAAATCCTGCACTACCGGCAAATGCATGCCGGCGTCGCCGTTCTCCCGGCGGGCAAGAAATGGGACGTTCGATACTTCCTCGATTACGGCCAAGGCGGCGGCCTTCATGGCACCGGCGTTGTTGCTTGGACTGAGTGGAAGGATGGCGCTTATCGCGCGGTCGCCATGAAATTCGCAATCTGCGAACACGAGCCGGTGACCGGTGCCGGCGCCAACCCAATGCGCGGTTGGCGCCCCGCTTCCTGCAAAAAATGCGGCCTCGATATGTCCGTGGACAGCGGAGATTAGGCCGATGTCAGTCACCGCATTCAAGCCCTCGCCGCAGCGCACTGCGCCATTGACCGCGCAATTGCTGGCGTCCGCGCGCGATCTCGCCGGCTGGCATGAAGATCAGGGACGTTCCGGCACGGCCACCACGATTTACCATCTGGTTTGGGAAATCGAGTGGCTGCGCGAGGCCGCGAAGGGCTCGCTGGTGATCGTCCAGCAGGCCGGCACGATGGCCAAGCTGGCTGAATTGAAGGCGAGCACGCTTTTGATCGTTGCCCAGAAGCTGGCTCCCGTCGTCGATCGAGAAATCGAAGAGCGCAAGCACAGCGGCAACTCCGAGGATTGGGTGGCGCTGCAGGCGCTGTCCGACGAACTTCACGCATCCATCAGACTGGCGAAAGGATAGGGACATGCCTGCTGGCGAAATTCTCATCAACCACGTGTCCGCCTTGCTGCGGCCCGAGACTGGCAAGCGCATGCCGGAGATCATATCCGGCGTGACGCTCGCGGCATCGCCGCGCGCAGTCCGCTATGCGGTCAAAGCACTCGTCGAGCAAGGCCGCGCGGTCCGCAAGGGTCGCGCAATCTTCGCGGCGACGCCGGATCAGGCTGAGAACGAGGCCGCGTGATGTCCTTCGTCGTCTTCGAAAACCCCGGCGAGATCGACGCCGCGGCCATCCGCACCTTCGGCGTCAGCGTCAAGGAGGGCGACAACCCGATCGGGTTTTTCGGTACCGGGCTCAAATACGCCCTCGCCATCCTGCTCCGCACCGGCCACAGCGTCGCGGTGCAATCCGGCCTGCGAAAGCACCGCTTCGCGCTCAAAGACGTCACGATCCGCGGCGAAACGTTTCAGGTGGTCACCATGGACCGCCAAGAACTCGGCTTCACCACCCAGGTAGGCAAGACCTGGGAATTGTGGATGGCGTACCGGGAACTCTACTGCAATTGCAAAGACGAAGGCGGGACCGTGTTCATCGCGGATCAGCCGCCGAAGCCTGCTGCCGGCCAGACGCGGGTTATCATCGGTGGCGAGGACTTCCGGCACGAACACGATAAACGGTCGAGCTTCATCCTGCTCGGCGATCCATGGCTGACGCTGGATAATTGCGAGGTCTACACCGGCGAAAGCCGCGGCGTGTTCTATCGCGGAATCCTCGTGCATCGCCTGCCGAAGGCAGAAGTGTCCCGGTACACTTACAACATCATCGGGCACGTCGAATTGACCGAAGATCGCACGGCGAAGCACCCGTTCGTGTTCCCGCATATGATCGCGTCGTCGATCCTCAAAGCCGACGATGAGCCGTTCCTGCAGGACGTGCTGGCGCTCGACAACAAATATTACGAGCATCATTTCGACTTCAAGGATAGCGCGTGGGGATCGAAGCCAGCGGCGCCGTTCCTGCGAGTGGTCGAGGGACTGGCCAAGCACGCCACCGGCCGCACTAGCATCAGTGCGAAGCGGGTCTATGAGGCAGAGAAACGGTCGGCGCTGCAGCCCGCGACCACAGCGTTAGTCGGCGTCGAAAGCGAAATTCTCGCCAAGGCGGCCAAGTTCGCGATCGGCCTGGGCTTCCCCGTCGATGAATATCCGATCGTGGTCACCGATGCGCTGGGCCCGAACATTCTGGGCATGGCGGAGAGCGGCCGGATTTACGTCTCCCGCCTCGCCTTCATGCAGGGCACCAAGCGTGTCGCCGGCACGTTGATCGAGGAGTTCATCCACCTTCGCTACAAATACGAGGATGAAACGCGCGGCATGCAGGAATTCCTGCTCGATCGGCTGGTCAGCCTGGGCGAGCAAGCGCACGGGGAGCCGCTGTGATGTCTTCGCTTATTGGGCTCGACGACCGCGAGCACGCGACTGTATTGGCCGCGCTGCGTCACTGGCAGGCGAGGCATGCCGCGGGTGAAATCTACAACGTCGTTCCAATCTTGGACGAAACCGACATTGCGACGAAGGGCGGCACGATCAAGCCGCTCAGTGTCGCGGAAATGGACGCTCTTTGCGACCGGCTCAACCTTGCGGAGGCACATGATGGCGGCTCCTAGGAAAGCACCCGTGCCGGACGCCCGCCGCGACCTGGAGAAGGAATTGGCGGCGGCCGGCGCCCTCAAGCACCAGCTCAAGGAGGCCTTCGCCGGCGAGGAACAGGATATCGCCCTGCTCCGCGACATGATCGAGGGCGAAACCGACCTTGATGGCGCGGTCGACAAGGTTCTTGAACAGATGGCGCTCGATGTCGCCGCCGTTCAAGGCCTGGAGAAGTTCGAAAGCACGATGGCCGCCCGCCGCAAGCGGATCAGCGACCGCGTCGAGACCATGCGCACCATGCTGCGCAATGCGCTGGAGATCCTTGAGCAGCAGAATTTCGACCGCCCGATCGCGCGCGTCACCTTACGCCCGGTGCCGCCCAAGCTTCTCATTACCGACGAGGCCGCAGTTCCAACCCGCTACTTCAAGCAGTCCGATCCGGAATTGAGCAAGGCGGACCTGACGCGGGATTTGAAGGATCGGCGCGACACGCTGGAGCAAAAGATTGCCGAGCTGAAGGAGCGGTTTTTGGTGGGCCAGATGCTGCCCGAAGATCGCGACGATGCCTTGGCGAAGCTGCAGGCCGCCTTCCCCCCGATCCCCGGTGCCGAACTCGATAACGGCGGCATCACCGTGCAAGTCAAATGGAGTTGAACCGATGAACAGCGTTACTGCACTGCGCCCGAACGGCGGGCTTCCAACCATCAATTGGTGGCAAGACGGCAAGATGGTCGCGCTGGTCAAGCGCACAGCCGCGAAGGACTGCAACGAGGACGAATTCAACCAGTTCGTTTCTGTCTGCCGCGACCTGGGCCTGTCCCCGCTCCGCAAACAGATCTACGCGTTCGTTTTCAACAAGAACGATCCTGAAAAGCGGAACATGGCGCTTGTCGTCGGGATCGACGGCGGACGCTCGATTGCCGCCCGCAGCGGCAATTACCGTCCCGACAGCGATCCGCCGGCATGGGAGATCAGCGAGGACGCCAAGAACCCGCTGACCAATCCACACGGAATCGTCTCTTGCACGGTCGGGGTGTATCACCGTCCGACCAAGAACGATCCCTTCGAACGGATCGTCGCCAAGGTGTTTTGGGACGAATTCGCGCCGATTGTTCGGACCGCCGATGCCGACGCCTACGAATGGGTCGGTACCGGTGAAATGTATCCCCCCGGCCACAAGAACGCCGGCCGCGAGAAACAGCGCAGGCAGCTTCGCCCTGGCGCCAGCGCACTGGTCGCCGAACGGCTCGATCCAAAGAAAGAGCAATGGACGCGTGGCGGTCGGCACAAGATCGCGCTGTGCGCCGAAATGCAGGCGCTGCGCCGTGGCTGGCCGGAAGACATGTCCCGGGTCTACGTCGAGGAAGAGACCGACCGCGCCGCGGCGATCATCGACGGCGAATATACCGACCTGACGCCGTCGGAAATGGTGACGAAGGCGGATACCGAAGCACGGCTTGAGCGCTTGGGCGGCCCGGCCCTGTTCGCGACCTTCGACGATACCGGCACGCTGGAGCGGGTTGAGATCGGCAAGTTCGCCGATCGGATGATTGCCGCCACCGCCGGCATGGAGCCCGCGGCCGTCGCCGCCCTGGTCGAACGCAACAAGGTCGCGATCAACGAATTCTGGGCTCACAACAAGACCGACGCGCTGGAGCTCAAGAAGCTGCTGGAACAGAGATCGGGTGTTGCTGGCGTGCGCGCTGCCGCTGGTGAAGACACCCGGGCCAAGGCCGCCTCGCCCCAACATGGGGATACTGACAAGGGCGGGGCGGCCCGGCCAGCTCGCGAGAAGGCCTTCAAGAAGCTGGATGGCACCTTGGCGGACCGCCACCGCGACAACCTGATCCGGCAAATCCACCAGTTGGACGAACCGAACGATTTCATCGCGTGGGCCCGCGAGGGGAACGCCGAGATCGAACGCCTCCCCGATGTGATGGCCGATGAAGTGAGAGCAGAATTTAACTCTCAGCAAAATAGAGTTAAGGGGATGCGCGGGTGATTTGGGAGATTTCACCACGGTTGAACTTGTCGCCATACGGGACGGGCCCAAGCTCGTCCCGGCTACACCCTTCGACCTTGAGCAGCTTGAGCGGCTGCGCCAAGGCAAGGGCATGCGGATCAGTGCGACCTATCCACGGTCGCTTCCGCATCAGCGCTGGTACCGCGCCCTCATATCCGTGGTCGCGGACGGGATCGGCTGGCAACCGAACGGCCTGCACAAGGAAATCAAGTTCCGCGCGCAGCTTGTCGAACACATCTTCATGCTCAAGGGCGGCGGCGTCGGGGTCGAACTCAAATCGACCGCGTTCGGCGAACTCGATGAGCCGGAGTTCCGCGCTTACACGGATTTGGCGATCGAGATCATCTTTCGCGACTTCCTGCCCGGCGTTGAGCGCAATTCCGTTATTGCGCAGGTTCATGACATGGTTGGGCCTCGCCCCGAATAGGGGGCGGTCATGCTGAAGCCGTCAGAATCCTTTACCTGGGTCGACCGTCCCGTCGGACCGCAACCGCTCCCGACCTGGTGCACTGGCCTCGAGGTGGCGTGGGCGGATGGTTACGGAAACCTCCCCGGCGTATGCCTCAAGACGAACACCGATGCTCGCAATTGGCCCGACAAGCGGTTCGTGTTCGAAGACGGCCACCACTACCGCGCCTATTCGAATGACGGACGCCTTGAGCAGCATGCACATTCTGGCCAACTGTCTTGGAGCAATAGTCAACAGGCGTGGGTCTCATCGCCAAGCGATGGATACGGCGGTTCCTCCTGGCATATCCAGATGCAGCCCTACCTGCGTGTGAAGCGTGAGGGCAAGAAGAAGTTCAACATTTACGATCGCGATTGGGTGGAATGGAAGGACACGTATTACTTTCCACCTGGTCGAGACAAAGTCATCCTTGTCGGCCCTTGGCACGTCGGGGCCCCGAAGAGCTATATCGAGGTCGCGTACGTCGATACATCGCGCCCGGACATTTATAGAGTGCCTCGCCGCTGGCACGACCGGACCGCCCGCGCTGGCCTCTATATCACCGAAGATTTGTGGTTGCGGCTGATTGCTCGCTTCCAGCCGACATTGCGCGTTGCCCGTACGATTTACGGTTGGTCCGGCAACTACGAGCACCTTGAACCGGTTCGGGAGGACTGGGACGAACCGAAGCTCTGGATGTTGCGCAAAAGGCAGGTGCGCCAATGAGCAGCGTCTTCGACTTCGCCGCGATCAACCGCCGGCTTCGAGAGATTTCCAAACGGCCCGACACTGCCACGGCGGCCGAACTCGCCGCGATCCATTGCATGACCTGCGAGGGAGCCGGTTGGGAAATGTATTCGACGGGTCACATGGACCCGCATTTCCGTCAATGCGCCGCCTGCGGCAATCCGAAGGGGCTCCCATGTCCGTAAAACCCTTCCGCGATGATCTCTCTTGGAAATGGAAGCCGATGGCCGGCCGCTTCCTGCTGGTCACCGACGGCGGCGGCGAACAGGTGATCTTGTCCGCCTCCTACCACGCCAAGATCACGACGCGGGATCTGGAGAGCGGTGTTCTCCGGGATATCAGCCCGTCCGACCTGGTCGCCAAGATCATCGCGAACGCGCCGGACGTCCGCCGGCATGCGCAGGACCTGATCAACGGTGTCAACCTGGGCCTCATCAGGATCGAGCCCGCCGGTGTTGGCGATCGGCCAGCGATGGAACGGGTTCTCGAAAGCCTGATTGTCGCGCTCAATAAATCGGGTGCCGCATGACCGTCTATGTCGACGACGTCCGTCATTCCTTCGGCAACATGATCATGTGCCACCTTTGGGCGGACACGCTCGAAGAACTGCTGGCGATGGTGGACGAGATCGGCGTGCAACGGAAATGGATACAGAAACCGCCGAAGGCGTCGTGGGTCCATTTCGATATCGCCCTTAGCAAGAAGGCCCTCGCAATTAAAGCGGGTGCGATTCTCACCGACAAATACGGCCCGGTTGTCCATACCGCAAAGCTGGACCTGAAAAGCACTGATCAGGCCGTTCGGCTTCGGGCCCACGAAAAGTTGGCCAGCATTGAGCGCATCCGCGCGGGAGCCTCGAATGGGCAAAAATAGCAGCATCGAATGGTGCGACCACACGTTCAATCCATGGATCGGGTGCACCAAGGTCTCTCCAGCTTGCGACGGCTGTTATGCCGAAGCGATGATGGACTTGCGCTACGGCCGCGTGAAGTGGGGCGGCGAGCGCTCCCGCACGTCGCCCGCCAATTGGCGGACACCGATCAAATGGAACAAGGATGCTGCAGCGGCCGGCACGCGCCCGCGCGTGTTCTGCGCCAGCCTCGCCGACGTGTTCGACAACCAGGTCCCGCCAGAATGGCGCGCCGATCTCTTTGAATTGATCCGGATCACGCCGAACCTGACGTGGTTGCTGCTGACGAAGCGTCCGCAGAACATCGTCAAGATGGTTCGCTCGTCGGGCGCTATCGCGGGCAACGGCACGCGGTACCTGCCTCGGAATGCGGCGCTGGGCACCACGATCGAGGATCAGCCGCGCGCTGATATCAACGTGCCGGCGCTGCTGGACGCGAAGGTCCAATGCGGCCCGCTCTTTGTTTTCGTTTCCTGCGAACCCCTGCTCGGTCCAATCGACCTGAGTTCGTGGCCGGACCGGTGCTATCTGCGAACGATGGGAAGCGATGGCGCTGCCGTTCGCCCCGGCATCGATTTGGTAATTGCGGGCGGCGAGACGGACCAAGGCGGGCACAAGGCCCGGCCGTCGCATCCCGACTGGTTTCGCTCGCTACGCGATCAGTGCGGGGACACCGGGACCGCGTTCCACTTCAAGCAATGGGGCGAATGGCGGCCGCACAAGGATGAGTACCCGCGCAACGGGGCAAAAGCCGGCGTCGTCTATCCGGACGGTCGGCTGAAGACGTCCTGCCTTGGCGACCCGACGGGCGCCGGCGCCGACATGTTCAAGGCCGGCAAGAAGGCCGCCGGCCGCCTTCTCGATGGCGTCGAATACAACGGATTTCCGGAGCATCCATGACCGATTGCAACTGCCTGCACTGCAAGATCAGCGCCGTCATCATCGATCATTTCCGCGCGGAACAATCGCTGCCGGCGGATCAATATCCCAGCCTCGGCTCCGAGGAAGTGGTGACCATTCTCAACCACACGGCCCAGGTCGTCGCGGACACCATCATGCCTTGCGAGCAAGGCCATGCGCAGATGCTCCGCCGCGTCGGGCTGTTCTCCAGTCGGGTTGTGCAGTTCGCCCTAGCGTACATGGGGCAACCCGCCGACGGCACGCGCCCGGAAGGAATTCGCCTGCAATGAGCTGGTCAGCCCAACAAGAAATGGCCCTGAAGGATGTCCGCGGCTGGCTGCGCCAGCCGGACGGTCCGCAAGTATTCCGGCTGTTCGGCTATGCCGGCACCGGCAAGACTACACTGGCACGTGAAGTCGAACGCATCGCCCGGGATGAAGGCAACACCAAGAAGAGCGATGTCCTCTATGGCGCTTTCACCGGCAAAGCCTCGCTGGTCATGCGCTCCAAAGGATGCCGCAACGCCTCGACGATTCACTCCCTGATCTATGAGAACGAGAGCGAGGATAGCGGTGCGCCGCCAAGGTTCACGCTCAACCCGGACAGCGATGTCAAGAACGCCGCGCTCGTCATAATCGACGAGTGCTCGATGGTGGATGAACCGCTCGGCACCGACCTGCTCTCGTTTGGGACCAAGGTGCTCGTGATCGGCGACCCGGAACAGCTGCCGCCGGTCAAGGGCGCGGGCTTCTTCACCAACACCAAGCCCGACTTCATGCTGACCGAAGTTCACCGGCAGGCCCGGGATAACCCGATCATCCGGATGTCGATGGAGATCCGGGAGGGCAAACGGCTGCGCTACGGCGACTTCGGCGCGGTCCGGGTCTGCCCCAAGAGCGATATCGGCGAAGCCGTCGTCATGGGCGCCGACCAGGTGCTTTGCGGGCTCAACCGCACCCGCCACGCCTATAACAAGTTCATCCGGCTGCGGAAGGGGATCGAGGAAAACCACCCGCTGGCCGGCGAACGGCTGGTCTGCCTCAAGAACAACCGCTCCAAGGGCTTCTTCAATGGCGGCATCTATCGCGTCGTCGAGGTTCGGGAAGTCAAAAGCGAACGGATCATCCTGCATGTCGCGCCGGAAGACGCCGGCCGGACGGAAAAGGAAGTCGAGATCGAAATCCATCCGTTTTTCCTCGAGGGCCGCGAAGACGAACTGCCGTGGGAGGTTCGCAAGACCTATGACGAATTCACCTTCGGCTACGTGCTGACGGTTCATAAGAGCCAAGGGTCACAGTGGGATGACGTGGTCCTCTATGACCAGTCGGGCGCGTTCCGGGAAGACCGGTCCCGCTGGCTCTATACCGGCGTCACGCGCGCGGCGAAGTCGCTGACGGTGGTGATGTGATGGCTCTCACCCCTGCAATCAAGAAGCCAGACCACCACCCGCTGAAGCGGTGGCGGTTCGAAAACGGCTTCACGCTCAAAGATTTGGCGCGCCGTCTCCAGTGCACGAACGGTTATCTCTCGCAGATCGAGAACCGGCAGAAAGAGCCCTCGCTTTCTTTCGCAAACGAGATCGTCAAAATTGCCGGTGGCGCGCTTCAACTTTCCGATTTTTTAGCTGCGGAGCGAAAATGAAGCCCGCCATCCCCTTCTCCAGGGCTGCCGATCAAATGCGCCTCCGGCAATTGAAGCTGGAGCAAAGCCAAGTCCCCACGCCTGGGCGGCTGATGTTCTGCCGCGGCCGCCACGTCGTCGGGTACGGCGATATCGATAAGCTCGGCAGCTTCCGTTCCATTCCCGATCGCGCGGACACGATCTGCGTTTCGGCCGCCGACTTCGAGGACGTGAAGGGGTGGATCGGATGACGCTCAATCGACGCGATGCCATCAAAGGTGCGGCAGCAACGGTCGCGCTGATCGCGTGCGAAGCGGTCGTACCGGCAGCGGCGGCCGTCATCGTACCGACGCAGGTCTGCGGCTGTCCCCGCGTCCATGAGATCAGCTACGGCCATACCTGCACCGTGCACGACGAAAAGGGCCGGCGATGGGACGCCTACACGGTCGAGGAAATCGCCGCCCAAAGCCACGCCAAAATTGAAGTGCAAACCGCCACGACCGAATGGACTTGCTATTGCGGCCGTCACGACCGCGAACACGCGGACTCCACCATGCCGGTCGGCACCCGATGCATCTGGCGTCAGGTTTCCTATTTCGACAACGAATGGGAATGCGATTGCGTCGACGCCTTCCGCGACGATTGGCTGAATTGCGTCACAACCGACTGGATCGCGATGGCCAAAGAGGACGGCCTCGCATGACCCGCCCCCGCGTCAGCGATGTTCGGAAAGACCCCCCGCTCAGCGTCAAGCTGGCGGTCGCGTTGCGCATGCTCGGCTTCACCAAGGAAGACCAGGTTCAATACGACCATGATCCCGCGCTGGGATTGCGGGAATGGGACCCGATCGCGAAGGACTTCATCCCGCCGCAGCTCGATCCGGAATACATCGTGATCCGGACCAAGCCCGTGCACCGGACAAAATCGAGCGGCCGCAAGGGCGAGCGCGCGGTCACCAGCTACGGCAGCGACGCGCACGCTATCGCCAAGATTGATCGGGTCCAGAAGGATCAGGAAGCCTTCCGCGCGCGGCTCCTGGCCAAAGATGCCGGCGAGGCCCCGCCCCGCAAGCGGTCGACCATCCCGAACCGCGGCTTTTCCGATCAGCACCGGCCGCTGCGCAGTCGCAACACTTTTGGACGGGGAAAATCACGATGACAGAAGAGATCAAACAGGGCCTTCGGGACGCCATCCTGCTGGAGGCTGATTTCCTCAACACCCATGCGCTGATGCTGGACAAGATCGCCGGCGACGGCGCAGCGCGGGCCGTCCTCGAACAGCGCCTGAAATCCGCCGCCATCAACTGCCGGCAGCGCGCCAAAATGCTCAATGACGTGCTGGCGGCTTCGCGACCGACGGAGGCCAAGGCATCGTGAGCCCGCGCGCGCCCGATATCCGCTTCCGCGTCGATCCGGGCGATGTCCCGGCGGAGAAGGCTGCGCGCCGCCTGCATTTGTCGATCGAGCGCTTCAACGAGCTGTTGCCCACCCTGCGCAAGCGAGGCTTTCCGGCCGCCGACCCGGACACCGGCATGTACGACCTGACCGAAATTGATTTGTGGAGAAAGGAGCGCCACCGGGGACGGCCGATTGTCGCGGCATTGACCGCGGCGCCCGCCATTCCGCAGCCTGCTCCGCAGAATCAACCCGGTATGGCGGATCGGTTCCTTGCAGCGCGCGAACGGCAGACCCAGAGGCGGAGGCGGCACAGTGGCACTGCCTAGATACGTTCGCCCAATCAATAAGAAGAACGGCCGAACCTTTTATTATTACGAGAAATTCCGCCGCACGCCGAAGCAATGGCCGCGCGTCCGGCTGACCTGCGTTCCGCTTTCTGAGGAGTTCGCCAAGCGGGTCCAGCAGTTGGACCGTCTTGAGGCGGTCAAGGATGCCGCTGGCGTGTGGACCTGGTCTTTCCTCGACGTCAGCGAGCGCCGCCATGCGCTCCCCGCTCCCGGCGATGCGCAGGCCTTTTGGGCGGCCGTCGACAAAGCCGACGAAATCGGCCGCAAGCTGGCGGCGGGGATCCGTCGCACCTTCTCGGCTCTGATCGTCGAGTTCAAGGATCACGCCGCCTACAAGGACGATATCGGCGAGAGCACCCGCGAGCAGTACGACCGCTGCATCAGTTCGATCGAGGCCGCATGGGGCGATGATCCCGTCGAAAGCCTCGAAGCCACTGAAATCCAGCGCGTGCTGGACAAGGCCTTCCGCCAGACGCCGGCGGCGGGCCGGGTATTCCGGTCGACCTTGAGCCGGATCATCTCTTGGGGCATCCCGCGCGGCTACCGCAAAGACAATCCGGTCGAGCATACCGAGCGGATCGACAGCACCGGGACCTATTCGCCCTGGCCGCCGGAGGCCTTTGACATGTTCTTCGAGAACGTCCGCGTCGATCTCCACCTGGCGGTCTATTCCGGGCTGTTTACCGGGCAGCGCAAGGTCGACGTCCTGAAGATGCTGCGGCCGAAGGCGGCGGCCAGCGAAATGCCGATCATCGCGCAAAAGACCAGCGACAAGGTTCCGATCCAAATCCATTCGGAGTACCGAAAGCTGATCGACGCCGCGCCGGTCGACAAAGACAATCCGAACGTCAATTTGCACCTTCGTGCCGACGGTGCGGCCTGGACCTATGAGGGGTTCAAGACGGCGTGGGGCCGCGAGCTCGACAAGAAATCCATGGCGTTCTTCCGGGAAAAGCGCCTGGTGTTCCACGGGCTCCGGAAGAACGCCGTCAACATGCTGCTGGAGGTCGGATGCACCGAAGAACAGGTCGCCGCGATCGTCGGCATGAGCGCGGCCATGGTCCACCACTATTCGAAGGAAGTGAGCAAATTCCGCCTCGCCCGATCGGCGATGAAGATCCTTGAGACCGGCTGGGCGGACCAGCGCGTACACGTCCTGGGAGCCGCCAAAAAGCCCGGATAG